TGGTGACTGTGCAGCATCTGACCAGATTGAACGTATTTACGTTGCTTACCGTGCACTTTCTATTGAGAGTGTTACTGTAGGCGCTAAGCGTGACGAAGCAACAATGTTTGAAGTTTCGTTCCGTTTGCTTCCAAATGACTCAGCGTCATACGGAAAGATCGTGGACCGTACAATCCCAGCAAGCTAATAGCTTAAATATAATTAAATAGAACTGCCCTGGCATTAAGTTGCTGGGGCAGTTTGCTTTTGGTATAATAGAGCCATGGCAACTAGAGTATACGAGACATCTGTTATTGAGCTATTCGATGGTAATACCATTGAAATATCCCCACTTAAGATAAAATATTTGCGTCAGTTTATGGATGCTTTTGAGTTTGTCAAAACAGCAAAAACTGATGATGACGCCATATTCTTTCTTTCTGAGTGTGCCAGGATATGCATGCAACAATATTACCCACCAATAAAGACCATGTCTGACCTAGAAGAAAGCCTTGACCTAAACTCAATATATAAAATTATAGACGTAGCCGCAGGTATTAAAATAAAAAAGGAAAGCGACAAAGAAGTAAAGGAACAGGCTGTTTCAAGCGGTGCAGACTGGTCTGGATTAGATCTTGTAAAGCTAGAAGCCGAGGCCTTCTTGACGGGCATCTGGAAAAATTATGAAGAGATGGAATCCAATATATCTATGCCAGAGCTAACGTCAATGCTAGAGACTAAAAGAGAGCTAGACTATCAAGAGAAAAAGTTTTTTGCGGCAATTCAGGGAGTAGATTTAGATAAGCAAACTGGAAGACAAAACAGCAATGCTTGGGAAGAAATGAAAGCTAGAGTATTTAGTAAAGGCAAGGCTAAAGACTCAAATGACATTACTGCACTTCAGGGGTACAATGCACAGAAGGCAGGATTTGGAATAGGCATGGGCTTGGGTTACGAAGATTTAACTAAAAATAGCCCTCTTTGTGATATAATTATCAAAGCCACAAAAAACCTAGGAAGGAACTATTACTATGGCAACTACAGTAAACGAAGAAAAAAAGGTAACATTGCTAGATGGTCAGGAGATCCAGATCAGGCCTCTAAAGATTTCTCTTTTGAGACCATTCTTGAAGAAGTTTCAGGAAATTCAGGAAGTTTCAGAAGACAACGAGAAGTCTATGAATCTCCTTATCGAGTGTGTTCAGATTGCTATGCAGCAGTTTAAGCCAGAGCTAGCAGGGGATGTAAAAGTTTTGGAAGATCTACTAGACCTTCCAACAGTGTACAAGATTGTTGAAGAAGCATCGGGGAACTCAAGTATCTTCGGTAGAATAAACAACTAAATATGGACTAGCGGCTAGGAGGTGCTAATGCATGGCTGATGATATCAGATCAGACATTATAATTAATGTTGACACATCTGTGGGTATAGCAGAAATAAAAAACCTGCAGAGGCAGATATCTCAGTTAAACGCTCAGCTTCTCAAAAGCGGGGCACAGCAGGCAGCATCCGCACAAAACATCCAGCGCAATTTAATAAATAATATAAATGCAACTGGACAGTTTGCCGCTAGTGTAAAAAATATATCTACAACTGCAGAGTCTTTTACTACTGCACTTGAAAGAAACAAGCTCTCCATGGGAGAGTACTTTAGGTATGCTGGAGCATCCACAAAAACTTTCGGTAGATTATTTAGAAGTGAATTTGACACAATTGAAAAGGTCGCTCGTGAAAGAGTAAAGACCCTACAGACGCAGTATGTTAAGCTAGGCCGTGACGGCAGTGGTGCAATGAAGGCCATTGCTGTTCGGCCTTTAGCTTTAGACATGGAAAACCTGGCAACCAAAACTGCCATCGCTGCTCAGAAGCAACAGTTATTTAATCAGCTTGTAAAGCAAGGATCTACCAACCTTCTAAACTTTGGTAAAAATACTCAGTGGGCTGGTCGCCAGCTTATGGTTGGTTTCACAATACCTTTGGCTATCTTTGGATCTATGGCCGTTAAAGAATTTGAAAAAGTTGAAAAGCAGGCCATACGTTTTAAGCGTGTTTATGGAGAAGCCTTTGATACCGAAGAGGCAACTGATAAAGCCTTAGAGGATATGAAGAGGCTTGCAGATGGATTTACAAAATATGGTATTGAAGTAAATAAAACTTTGGAGCTAGCCGCAGATGCAGCTCAGATGGGTTTGACAGGTGCTGCTCTTAGAGCTCAGGTTACAGAAGCCACAAGGCTTGCAGTATTAGGTGAAGTAGATCAGCAAGAAGCTTTAAGAGCCACAATATCAGTTACAAATGCATTTGGGGTCGCAGCCGAACAGCTAGCTGGAAAGATTGACTTCCTAAACTCTGTAGAAAATGAAACAGTAACTGCCATCAACGACCTGACTATTGCAATTCCAAAAGCAGGTCCTGTCGTAAAGCAGCTTGGTGGAGATGTAGAAGACCTAGCGTTCTTCCTGACAGCCATGAAGGAAGGTGGAATTAATGCCTCCGAAGGTGCTAACGCCCTAAAGTCTGGTCTTGCAGCTTTGATCAACCCTACAGGAAAAGCAGCAGAAATGCTCAATGGCTTTGGTATAAATGTCAAGGGTATTGTTCAGGCAAATAAGGGAGATGTCAAAGGCATTGTAATTGGCTTTGCGCAAGCCCTAGACACTCTAGATCCTTTAAATCGTGCAAGGGCTATTGAGCAGCTGTTTGGAAAATTCCAGTTTTCACGTCTATCTACTTTGTTCCAGAACGTTATCAAGGATGGCTCTCAGGCACAAAAAGTTCTAAAGCTAGCAAATGCTACGTCTGAGGAGCTTGCAATTATCTCTGAGCGAGAGTTAAAGAGAGTTGAAGAGTCTCCACTATTTAAATTTCAAAATCAACTTGAAAAGTTTCAGGCAGCACTAGCTCCTGTCGGAGCAGAATTCTTAAAGGCGATTACCCCACTAGTACAGTTTGGTGCAGAAGTCTTAAAGAACTTTAATAACTTAAGTGACGGCGCAAAGCAGTTTGCTGTTGTAGCTACCACACTAATTGGAGGTATTGGACCAGTCTTCTTAATGATGTTTGGTCTTATTGCTAACGGAGCCGCAAACTTAATTAAGCTTTTTGCAAACGTTATGGGGGTATTCTCAAAAACTGGGCAATCCTCTAGAAGCCTGGGAATTTCAACAGACTACATGACACAGCAACAGCTAGAAGCTAACGCTGTAGCCTCCTCACTAAACCAGTCACACTCAAGATTAATCCAGACTTTTGCAGTGGAGGCTGGAGCTGTTGACAGACTGGCTTCTTCTTATGCAAGAGCTGTAGTTCAGCAGTCAAGACTTCTTGGAAGAAATCCTGAAACTGGTGCTCCAGTTATGCCAAGGGGCAAAACTCCAAAAAAGTATGCATCTGGAGTTTTATCTGTTCCTGGTCCAAAGGGAGCTGGAGATGTTGTTCCAGCTATGCTCTCACCAGGAGAGGCTGTTATTCCAGCAAAACAGGCAAAGAAATATCGTGGACTAGTATCATCCATGATTTCGGATAATATTCCTGGGTTCCGATTTGGGTTTAATCCATTTGCATCTATGCTGAGCCGATCTAACGTTGCAACAAGAATGAGGTCTGAAGACTTTGTACGGGCTTTACGAGCTAATGGAAAAGGTGGAAAGTATCAGAGCGCATTTGATACCCAGTCTGGAGCAGACTATTTAACTAAATATGGAATATTGAATCCAAGACAAAAGCAGGCTAGATCGGACATGGAAAGAGATCTGTTTGGGCTAGATCCAAAATCAACCTCTTCTTCAAAAAGACCAACTTACGGCTATGCAAAAACCTCAATTTTGCAATCTTTAATTAATAGAGTATTTGGAATTAAGGGAAAGAACTTTAACTCTCTTACTACTAATCCTAGCGAAAAATCTTTAAGCAGGTATGGCAATATAGACCTTATCACAAAATCTGCTGTAGCTAGAAGATCGTCTGCATATCCTAACGACACATTGATGGAATATGTTAGAGCAAAGAATTCTGGCCTCAGTTTGGGAAGAATCCAAAGTTCAATGCGTCCAGCACCAATGCGTGGAGCATCTTCAAAACAGCTAGGGTCATTTGAAAGACTTGGAATGCCATTTGGTAGTAATTTGGTTCCAGGAACTAAGAATCAGTATTCGATAAACCCAAGATCTCCATACATAGAAACACACACTCCAGGCGGGTTTGGGTTTAAAGAAATAGACAAGATTATTGCACGTGATCCAGCTATTGCAAAACAGCTAAAGGCTGAGTTGCGAGCTGCAGGCCTGGCAGGCGTACGTGTATCTGGCTCTGGATTTGTTGCAAGATTGTTTAGGGGCATGGGAGGTCCTGGATATGAAAATGGAACATCGTCAGCTCCTAAATCATTTGAATTTGACAGAAGCTTCTCTATTGATAGCGCCCACATGTCGGCTTCTCCAGAAGGCAGGTTGAGCAGAAAACAAGTCACTGAAATCTTCGATAGAGAAATTGAGCAAGGTGTCAGATCTGGAGCTTTGGCAAGAATGGGGCTAGACCCAAACCAAATGAGGGCAGACTTTAAAGCTGAACTCAGCAAGCTAGGTGGAACAGAGTTTAAGCTTTTCTCAAACATGGTAGAACCACTGCAGGCCGATGCAAATAGAGCAACATCTAATATACGTTCAGAAGCAATGACTGGAAAGGGTTACTTGGCTGCACTCCGCCGTATGCCCAGAGGTCTTTTTGGTTCTGGAATATTGTCTAGGCTTCCTGAGGGACACGGCATATCTGACAGGCAGATAAAGTCCTATGCCCTTAATCTTGACAAAGCAATGAGGTCTGAGCTCAAGTCTTCATTTAATCGTACAGTAACAGAGGCGGACCTTCAAGATATGTACGAAAGGGCCGAAACAAAAGCAGTTAGAAAAATAAAAAGTCCAGCAGCAAAAACAATGATTCAAGATCTTAATTTGCTTGGTAGGCTAAGAACATCGGTAGCAAAGCCTGGTCAAGGGGCTAGCAGTAGGGGTAAAGAGTACAGCCCAATTTTTGGAAATGTAAGGGATAGGCTAATAGGTGCCAGAAGAGGCGGAAATTCTCAAAGAATCTTTGGAGCTAGCTTTGTAGATAAATTTGAAAGAAACTTCTTGTCTCAAGGATCTGTAAAGTTACCAGAAGAGCTTAGAAGTCGTGTAAGAGAAAGGTACAACTCTCTTTCTAAAAAAGAAAAATTTGCATTTTCAAACAGACTAATTAACTCTATTTATCAGGTTGGTCGACCAGATGTACTTAAGGCTCAAAAAGAAAGATTTGAGTCTGTGGAAAAATTGCTCAAAGAAAAGTCTTATGGTCAACTATCTTCAAAAGCAGAAAAAGAAGTTGCCAAGCCTCGGCGATCTCAAAAGTCCAACACTAGCGAAAAGCCTATAGCTCCAACTCAAAAAACTATAAGTCAACTAAGCAAAATATTAAGTGCTGGAAATAGCATTGCTGGATCTCAAAAAATGCCAGCAGTTGCACCAGCTAAAACTTTTTCTGAAATGGTTATGGGGATGCTTGCAAGAAGGTTTGGCAGAAACAAGTTTGCGACTGGTGTAGTTTCAGTACCAGGACCAAAGGGCAAGGGCGACGTAGTTCCAGCTATGCTTTCTCCAGGGGAAGCGGTCATACCTACAAAGATGGCAAAGAAGTATTCCCCACTAATTAGCTCTATGATTTCTGATAATATTCCAGGGTACTTTGATGGCTATGATCCACTTAATGATCCTTTTAGAACTCCTTCTACAAATACTTTTGCTCCTCCCAAATTTGACGGAGATCCTTTTGGCTCTTCCGCCCAAGCAGACTCAGAAGAAAATAAGCAAGCCAAAAAATCAGGTAGGATATTCCGCAAAGAAGCGTTTGCTCCTCGTGTTCTTGCTGCTAGCGGAAAGCAGATGGGGTCTGCAGTCGCCACTGGGCTAGGATCAGGACTAAGGGCAGTAGGAAATGCTATTGCTAAGCCAATAGGGTCAGCTATTGGAACCATGGCTGGAAATCAGGTCGTTGATGAAAATGGAAAGGTTATCAACCAAGCTGCATTAGATAGAAAAGAAGCAAAAAGACTCGAAGCCGCAGGGCTGACACGTGGTCCAAGGGGTGGATATAAAGATGCTAACGGAAACCGCATAAGCAGACAACAGGCCCAAAGCAGGCTAGCGGCTTCCAGATCTGGAATGGATCCAAAGCAAAGGTTTGCACAAGGCGCCCAGCGTATCGGCATGATTGGTATGGGTGCAAGCATGGCTACTGGTGCGGCTATGATGCTACCAGGAGAAGCTGGAAAGGTTGCTCAAGATATAGCTCCAGTTTTGCTTGGTCTATCAACCTTAGCCATGTTTATTCAGGGGCCAGTTAGCGCAGCCTTGATGGCATTAGTTGCAGCTGTAGCTTTGCCTATGTATGCCGCCTATAAGCTAGATGAAGCATTTAAAGCAGCACAAAAGAGTGCTCTTGATTTAAGTGGTAGCTTAGGCGCAGGCGACGCAGCCCTTCAGAAGTTTGCCAAGTTTGCTGGTAACGCAACTGCAAGTGAAATTATGGATAAAAGAAGGGCAGGCTCTTTGAGCCAATTCCAGACTGCAACAGGAAAGACAACTTTTGGAGAAGCTTTTGTTCAAACTGAAGAGGGAAAGACAGCGATAGGTGATGTTACAAAGTCACTTTCAACTAACGGCCGTGTAGCCACCCAATCACAATTAGTTAATCAAATGGCTACAGCAGTAGCCTCTGGAGCTATGTCTGCAGCTGAGGCAAGATCTGTTGTCGCAAATATTTCAAAAGAAATGGGAGACTACGCTCTTGGAATTCAGGTAAACGCACAATTAATTAATATCCTTGGACCAAATGGAGAAAACCTAGCTAAGGACCCACTTAAAGTAAGGCTTGAAATACTAGAAGATCAACAGGAGCAAGTTAAGACAACGATGGACCTTGCTAAAAAATCAATTGAAGGAACTGACTGGAATGCGATTGGCACCATGGTTGGGGGTGCTGCGGCTGGCGCTGGTATCGGTGCTGGTATTGGTGCAGCTATTGGAACTGCAATCCTTCCAGGAATCGGAACTGGTATTGGTGCTGTAGCTGGAACTATTATTGGTGGAGTCAGCGGCGGAATTACTGGATATGTTGCAGGGTCAACAGGCAGGAAGGAAGATCTTGGGCTAGCTTCTGGCGCTGCTGTAGCAATGCAACAGATGGCATTAGAACAGCAACAGCAGATGTCCGACTCTTTAGAGTTAGAATACGAGCAAAGGATAGCTAATGCTGAATCTGCTGGAGACTTAGTAAAAAAGGCCAAGCTCCTCAAAGAATTAGAAGATGCAAGAGTAGATATTTTAACTCAAAATCAAAAACTAACTACTGGAATTATGGAGAGCTACAAAACAGCAAGTCCAGAATTACAAGATGCCTTAATGACTGGTGCAAAAACTTCTGTCACAGCTGCATATAAAGATACTCCAATGGCAGCAGTTGCAGCTCTTGGATTAAAGAATTTGGAATCGTCTAATCTGACACCAGAGAAAAAGTATCTAGTTACAATGCAGCTTGCATCTAAAGAGGTTGACCCAGTACAGCTTGTCAATATTCTTTCAATGCCAGAATCAACACAAACAAGAACTGTAAATATTATTACAAAATATGGCGGAGCCTTTGCAAATCAAGTATCTGCAATGACTCAATTTTTTACAGATCCAGTAACTGGAAAGCCAATAGATAGCGTCGTTTCCTCATTTGTTGCTCAAGTTGACGGGGCAAAAACTTCAAAAGAAGCTGCAGATATAATTGACTTTTATACAAAGGTAACTCAGGCATCTGGAAAAGATGCTGCTTTTGCAGTAGACTTCTTTATTAAAAATCCAACTGCAGCTAAAAAACTTCAGGGAATGTATGATGAAATAGATAAAATAAAGGGCCCTATTACTGTTAAAGTTGTAGCAGATATAGTCGGTGCAGAAAACTTAAACTTAGTTGGTCAGGACATAGCAGAGTTTGAAAAACTCACAGAAGAGGGCAAAGAAATCTTCTTGAGAACGTATGCAACAATAATAAGCTCAGTCAAAACAGTTCACGATCCAAAAGTTCAGGCCTGGTTAAAATCAGAAGGTGCTGCGTGGGCAAACTCTCCAGACCCTATAATCTTAAAAGAGTATGCAGAAGCTATGTCTTTCCAAAAAGCTGAAACTGGAAATGCAGATATGACCCTCGGAGACTTTGATCCAAATGCTAAAACTCCACCTACAGGCGGAGCGAAGCAAGACCCTTACGAAGAGCCGTTGCAAAGGCTTAGAGAAATACGTGAAGCAGCAGTAAAAGCAACTGGTGGAATTACAGAGCTTAATAAGTGGCTCGGCGGAAATAAAAACATGAAGCAGTTTAAGGGTATTGAGCAGCAGCTAATTGGCCGAGGAGTTAACAGGACCTTCATTGATTACTTACTAGGACTTGATAAGGATATTCAAGATAAGTTTATAAGAGTTAAGAATGGAATCGTTACACTTAAAGAGGCTGGCAAAAACATGGCCAAGGTATTTAATGAAATTGCCTTGGGAGAGTTCCAGGTTGGACTTAAAGAAGCTTCCAGAGACGCCCTGAACCAGTCAACGGCATTCAACAAGTTAGTTGCTGCAGGTATGTCTGTGGCAGAAGCTCTGAAGGCTATAGAGGACCCAGCCGTTGCAGCTGCAATTGCCTCAAAAGACATAAGCTCTAAAGAGCTTAAGCAGTTAGGAAAGGATGCTAATGATTCAGCAGCTAAGGTAGGCCTAGTAGCATCAAGACTCCAGCTGATTGAAGATATTCAGCAGGCTTCAGGCGAAAGCGCAATGAAGAATGCTTTTAGCACAAACAATACTAAGTTTACAGAGTTACAGCAAGCAGCAATTGAGTTCGACTCAACACTTTCAGAAACATACCAAAAGTTCTTGAGCGGTATGATAACAGAACTGCCAGCAGAATTTGCTACACGTATGCAGCAAGTAATTAACGACATTGACTTTAAGCAATCTGTTTTTGATGATGGCTTTAACAAAGCAATGGAAGCCTTCTCTGCGCAAGAAGAAAAGCTTCAGATTGATATGGAAATTAAGCTAAAAGACTTTAGTATTGCTGGTGTGGCTCAAAAGGGTGCTAGAGAAATATTGGCCCAGGCTCAAAGAGAAATAGCTGCACTACAATTCCAAATGGATAACCTTCAGGCTGGTATCCAAGAAATTGAATGGCAAGAAGATTCTGTTAATGAAAAGTACGACAAGAGACTAGATGCGCTAGATAAAATTGAAAAGGCAAACGATGCAATTTCCGCACAGCAGAAAACACAGATCTCTCTTGCCGACGCACTAAGCCAGGGAGACATTGCAGCAGCAGCAAGAGCAGCCCAGGAGATGAGGGCTCAATCTGCTCAGGGTGCTATTGGAACTCAGAGAGATATGCTAGAGGCGTCAAGGCAAGGAGCCCTAAGCAACCTTAGGTCTTCTGGCGGTAAATCTAGAACAGAGCTAGAAGCAGAAATTCTAAGAGTTGAAAAAGAAATCTTTAAGATTGAAGAAACAAGGTTAGAGCCAGCAGCAGAAGCTGTTCGAATTGCTGAGGCAAATCTTGCTGTAGCTACCGAAGCCCTAACAGTCCTTAACAAAACAAAGCTTGAATGGACACAGATAAAAAACGGCATTGACTTAGCAGTTACTTCTAGCCAACCCTTCAAGGATGCCATGCAAGCAGCCCTAGATATTGTTAAAGACATTGTGTCTCACTGGAATAGTCTTGGGTCAAAGACTCTGTCAGCAGCTCTTCCACCAGCTCCTGCCACATCCACCAGAGAGTCGGTAACTTACGATCCTACTCGTGGGTATTTTGTTCCTGTGGCAGATGCTAGGGTAAATACTGGAATAGTCTTTAGAGATCCACTTACTGGAGATAAGTTTACCTCTCCAACAGGCAACACTCCGTACAATGCCAAGGGAGCTAAGCTAATGATGTCTCAGGGAGGCCCTGTTCCATACATGGGTGATGGTGGAATATTTGAGCCTAAGGGTACGGATACCGTCCCTGCAATGCTTACTCCAGGAGAATTTGTCGTTCGCAAATATGCCGTTGAAAAGTATGGTGTAGACAAGATGAAAGCAATAAATAATGGAACACATTCCAGCGATTCAGTGTATAATTATGAGGTAAACGTTAATGTTAAAACAGATGCCAATGCAGATCAGATTGCTAGATCCGTTATTGGACAAATTAAGCAGATTGACTCTCAAAGGATTAGGGGGAATAAGTTTTAATGGCTACAGAAGACTACATGCTAGGCCGTAAAAAATATCAAAGACCACAAGCTATGCTATGGTCTGAAAACCCTGGCACGCTTGTAGATGGACTATACATCCCCAGCGGTCTTGAGGTTAACTCTGAGACAAGCTTTAATGCTCAAACAGGTAGCCTAGGACAATTTCTAATTCTATCTGACGACAACAGGTCCTCAATAGAGTTTACCCCAACAAGAATTGAGAATAGAAAAAGAATGGTAAATGGTAGGATGAGGTCTTATCATATTGCAGATAAACTAACAGTTTCTACTTCTTGGAATATGCTACCATCTAGGTCTCATAAGCTAAGCCCAAATTTTGACCAGGCAACTGGTAAGTCAGATTTAAATACTGTAGGATCTAGAGAGCCAGGAGACGATGGATCATTCATAATCTTGCCTAATACAACAAACTCTTCTGAGCAGTATACAACAGATGGTGGCGCAGGTGGAGTAGAAATTTTGAGATGGTACGAAAACTACAAAGGTTCTTTTTGGGTGTACCTTGCATACGACAAGTATTCTGTTTTTGAAAACAATAGTGAAACATATTCGCATTTGCCACACTATAATCAACTGATTGAAATGTTTATTTCAGATTTTTCCTATACTGTTGTTAAGCGTGGATCCAGTACACATGATTTTTGGAACATATCGGTAACGCTGGAAGAGGTGTAAATGTTTAAAGATGATGAATTATTAAATCATTTAGAAACATCCTCTACAATTAAAAGCAATTCTGCAGTCATTGCAGAATGGAATATGAATATTGCAGAAAACATTCTAAAGATTGGTAACTACAGATATCGTCCATCAGAGGGCCCATCTAGCGATTATGGCCTAGCAGTAACCTCATTTGACGAAAATGACTCTGGTAATTTTTATACAAACGCTACTGATGCCGACGTTGTCGTAGACGGCGGACTTGAGGATGATGACGAAACTCCAATTCTTTTTACTCCTAAAAAAGAAAAAGAAAGACTACTTTATTCCTTAGAAGATTGTTTTGGAAAATTCAGGCCACGCTCTGGAATTAACAAGCTTAGATATTTTCCTGGAAAGTATACTCATTTCACTAACATTGACATGATTAGAAGACCTAGATATTACATGTCACATAAAGAAGATCAGTTTAAGTACTGGTCATCCTACAGAACTGAGAATGGAATTGAGCGAGGTATTGCAAATAAATTAATTAATGGACAATACTTCATAGACGATGCCTCTCCATTTGTAGTGTATAAAAATATCCTGCCAGCAAATAGGCTAGTTGTAAAGATGCAAACTAATGTTGGAGATATAGACTTTGGAACATTTTCTGGCAATGGCGGAACTTTTAACGATCCGTTTTTTGGAGATCAAAATAAAACTACGCCAGTAAAGTGGAAGGTTCAAACCCTAAAAGATAATGACTGGGTAGACGCTGCTTCTTTTGACTTTAGCTCAACAAGGCAAGACGGATCTGCAATTATCAAGTCTGACGGATATGTTGAGTTGTCCTATGGCCTTATGGTGCCAGAAGGCTATCGAGATATCTTTGTAAAAGCAGACGAGTATTACACAGAAAGCTTTTTGCCAGAGACGTCCACAAATGGTTATGCTTATCTAATTAAAGAAACAGATACAGACATTGGTACGTATCATATTTGGATAGAGTCTACTGAAGACTATGAGGTTTTTGTTCCAGAATATGGCTGGTACCTAGAAGAGTCTCAGGTAGACAAGCTTACAAATTTTGCAACAAACCTAACTGATCCAGCATCCTATGTAGATCCAGTAGACGGACTTATCAAGTATAGAGAGTTCGACGAGATTTCTGGAATACGCATAGTCGTAGATACAATGAACAAGGTAGATTCCACCCTAGATCTAATTGAGCTATCTCCTAGGCTTGCCGTTGACCTTTCCGATAAGGTTGAGTCATTTAAGATTACTAAATCCGCATCAGACTTAGGAAATAGTGGAATGCCAGTTGGACAACTTTTAGCTGGGGTTGGCTCACTGTCGCTATTTGACTATGATCTAGCCTTTAGCTCTTATAATCAAAAAAGCATTGTTAGAAATTATCTGAATAAGGGAATTCAGTTTAAGCTCTATGAGGTTATCCTGGATGTTAGCGGTATCGATTATTATATTCCAATTAAAACTATGTACTCAGAGGAAATTCCAGACCTAACATCAGCAGATAGATCTGTGACGCTAGAGCTTAGGGATCTATTCTTTTACTTTGAATCAAAGCTTGCCCCTCAGACATTCATTCAAAATGCATCACTAAGCTATGCCGTATCAATGATACTAGACTCTATTGGTTTTTCAAATTACGTATTTAAAAGAGTGAGTGATCTTTCAGAGCCAATTATTCCAAGCTTTTTTGTTGCCCCAGATAAATCTTTAGCAGAAGTATTAAATGACATAGCTGTGTCAACACAAAGTGCAATGTTCTTTGATGAGTATAACAATCTTGTCGTAATGTCAAAAGAGTACATGCTACCTTCAGAATCCGAAAGAGAGCTAGACTTAACTCTTTATGGGTCAAAAGATTTTTCTGTAGACGGACAAATAAGTAATAAAACAACAAGTACCAAGTTGGCAAACATCATTGAAATAGCAAGTCAAAAAGATGAGGTATTCAACGGCGGTAAGATTAACTACAGCACCAGGTATATCCAGAGGTCTTACGGGACAATCAGGCAGGCAAGCATGATAGACAAGGACAAGGTTTGGATCTATAAGCCAGCACTGCTTTGGGAAGTCGCTGGCTCTGAAAATACAAAGTCTGTAAATGATGTTGTAAATAATCAGTCAAACTTCGTGCTTGGGGCAATCCCGCTAAGCACCACTCTTACTGACCAGCTACCAGTTATTGTTAATGGAGCTATCCAAAATAATACAATGGATCTTGGAGAAAGTGTCTATTGGATTACAAGGTATAACGGATACTTTTATGCAAATGGCGAAATTATAAAATATGATGCTGTAGAGTTTGAAATTCCTGGAGTAGAAAGAACTGTATTGCAGGAAAATATTAATGGAGAAATAACTGCAGACACATCTGTATCTGGTGGTATTGGCAGAGTGTGGATTTCTAGCGTAAGAGATTACCAAAAATATTTTGCAAAGCTTCCATTTAATGGAAAAATGTATCCAACTGGTAGAGTAAGAATATACGCAGAGCCAAATTATGTCATTACAGATAACGAAACCAGGCTTGCAGAAGGTGCAGTTGCAAAGCATGGTAGGGAGCAGTTTGGCACTAAAGCTGTTGTTCATTCAGCAGGCTTGCCTTCTTATTGGTCAGATAATCAAAATGTTCGTGGATGTGTCATGGACGGAACTCAGCTATTTGGAAAGCCATCAACGCAGTCTGTTACTTCTGGAGCAGCAGGAATAAACAATTCCCTAGCTCAAAACTCTTCTAGAACTGGAATTCTGAAAAATCTTTTGACATATCGTCCAGAGTTGGAGAATATTTCGGAGGACTCGATTGCGCCAGGAACAATGCAGTCATCTGCTTTTGTATTTACTGGACCAGCATTCACCACCTCTGACGTACCAACTGACTTTATTTCATATGTGTATAAGCCTTTAGATGATAAGTACAAGCATTTTGGGTCTAGGATGAGAATTATTGGAAAGGTTGAAAATAATGTTAATAGTATTCAGACTCCAATTGGGTCATCTTCATACTTCCTTGGCTCTGCAAGTAACCCAAGCCAGCCTTCTATAATTTCAGGGGCGTCTGGCGGACTCGGCATTCTGGTAAATCCTGAAACAAATAATGGATATTTCTTTGAGATCGCTGCTTTGACTGAAGACAACATAAACTCATATGACAATGCAGATGAAATTCATAACGTATTATTTTATAAGGTCGCAAAGCCAGCTACTGGGCCAACAACAAAAGCAATACCAGTAAAGCTTTATGGTGGTTTGGCTCAAATCCTAGTAGATGACGGAAACTTTACTGGGCAGTACAGGATGGCAAATGAAGCTAAGCCAACGGTATATGATCTTGCAGTTGAATACCAGGACATTGGAGCATCTAGAAAATTCTTCCTGTACATTAATAATAAGCTAATTGCTACAGTTGTAGACGAAGATCCGCTACCAATACACAAAAATATGTGTCTTTTTGTGCGTGGTGGTGCAAGGGCAATGTTTGAAAATGTTTATGCAATATCAAACAACTATTCTCAAAACACGTCTTATGCTTTAGACACCCCAATAAGCGATGTCTTTTTACAAGATGAAGCTGGAATGAATGAGTCATTTAGAAAGTATGGACTTACTGGCGCAATAAAGGCAACATATCTTTCTGGGATCAGTTCTTCAGAGCCACCAAGATATAATATCTATTTTGAAGAGTTTGGCACAATTATGCGTGAAGCCGCATACTTTAATATAAGATATGATAAGGCTTATCCAGCTTTGTACGCTAAGCTTTCTCCAACCTTTAATAAGATGCAGGGCTACACAACTTCTGGATTTATGGCAACTGCTTATGGTGCAGAGTTCTTAATATTTAATGCAACAGACACGGCTTTAAGCCTAGACGAAACAAGCAACAACTATTTAAGAATTCAGGGTGTAACATTTACCCAACAGTCGACACACGAGCTAACGGTAGATGAGTACTTCGATAAAAATAGTGATTTGTCTAGCACACAGTTTGATTCACAGCAGCTGGTAAGCTATACAGCAAAAGCTAAGCAGGAATATCAAGACATTAAGGTTAGCCGACTAACTCATGGTAAAAAAGACTTTACTCTAGACGCACCATACATTCAGTCCCATGACGATGCAGAAAATCTAATGTCCTGGATGATTTCTAAAATCATGAAGCCAAGAAAATCCGTAGGCCTTACCGTGTTTGGAATGCCAATATTGCAGCTCGGTGATATCGTAAAGATTAACTATAAGGACAGTGATAATGTGGATCAAGTAGCTTTAGAGGCTGACAGGTTTGTAGTTTATCAAATAGAATATTCTGGAACTACAGAGGGTCCAGAGATGTCTATATTTTTAAGTGAGGTAGCATAATGGAATCTAAGCCATTATCAGTAGATAAAAAAGTTTATAACTCAAGCACATCTAGCTCTGTAAAAATTGCAACGCCAGAGTTGTTAAACTTCTCTGATAGCACGCTAACAGAAGACGTCATGGTTGATCTGATATTTGAAGATATCGGTGGCCAGGAAATAATTAACATTGTTAGAAATGATATTATAAATGGTCAAAATGTGACGTATCAGCCTATCAAAAATCTTTCTGGCTTGTCGTATCAGTATAGGTCAGACAATATTATTCCTTTGTCAAGAACAGACAGGGACTACTTTAAGAATTTTGCAATCTCTCTTTCTAATAAAACTCCAGAGTGCGGCAGTGGATACTACATCTTTACTGCCCCAGGCGAGCCACAGCTGTCTATTTCTACCTGTGAGTATGTTTATGTAGAGCCAAATACTGGCGATATAGTGATTGATCTAATTAACTTAAAGCCAGAAGAGCAAGTTGAGGTACAAATTATCTCCAATATTCGGGAGCTACATGATACAATATATTCTGAGGAGCTTTCGTAGTGATTACAAATACAGGAAAAGGCATACTAGCCAAATATTTGGTTGGTCAGACGCCAGCCTATGCCTCATATATTGCTGTTGGTTGCGGACCCTCTGCATTGAATAGTGAAACTTCAGGATTTACTGAGGAACAAAAGGCAGAGTATTCAGAGAAGAAGTCGTTAGACTTTGAAATGTTTCGTGTTCCCATTATTTCAAAAGGCTATATTAATGAAAACAATTTGACTAAACTAGTCTTAACTGCTGAATTGCCTACAGAAGAGCGATACGAGATTACAGAGGTTGGAATTTTTCCAGCACAGTCAAACCCATCAGCAGGGGCATTTGACAGCAAAAACTTTTTCTTGTTTAATCAAACAGAAGGCTGGAAGTATTTAGGGTCAGACGAGATCCCTTCAGTCTATGCACCACTAGATACTGCTGGGAATAACGTAATCACTGGTGAGTATATTGTGAATGGAACAATGAGGGAAACTCCAATATTCCATACCAATGCAGACAATAGAATTTTTACAGATAGCACTAGAGTTAACAGGAACGAAAGATGTAGGTTCTTCAATAACATGATTATGATTGTTGGAGATAGCTCAGAACTACAGAGTGATGTTAATCAGGGCGTGACGGTTGCTTCTGGAAATTATATAGAAAGAGCTCAAACATCTTTTAGTTTTAGCAAAAATGCACCAACAGACAGAATCAAGCTTGCCTTCTCTTTGATCAATAAGGATGGCGAAGATTCTAACGTGCCAGACAATCTAAAGGTATTGGTTAGATTTTTCTCATCAACCACTCCACAGCAGTATGCAAGCTTTGCTGTAAACATTGATCACACTGCATTTTCCTCTGGAACTGCTCCAGAAGAAAAAAACTTTACTCAGAATAGATACTTTGTGTCCTCAAAACAAATACAGGATCTTTACTACACACCTGGATTTAACTGGAACACTGCAAATACTGCAAGAGTTTATGCCGAAGTTTCTAAGGATGGAGAGGGGTCTTCAGATTACTACATTGCTATAGATGGAATGAGACTCGAAAATCTTACAACCACAAACCCACTATACGGCCTTACTGGTTATTCTGTTATAAAATCCGACGGGGCATTGCCAATAGTAAAGTCTTCAAATACATCAAACTATATTGAATTTAGAATTGCAATTGGGGTAGACTAGTGGCAGACAGGGGAATTAAAAAAGTAATAATTCCAAAATCATCCCTGACCAACGTTACTAATGACAATAAGTATCTGGTTAGATACAGGATAGTTTCGGATGACAAAAACAGAGTCTCTGCCTGGTCTCCAGTTTTTTCTTTAAATGCTAAACCACCCACACCAGTAGATTCTAAGTATATTCAAAGCCCAGATATTGTAACTGTGGTATGGGAAGATGAAGAGAGCAGGCCAGAATATGATATCTTTGTTAAGTTTGATAATGATGATTATTTTTACCATGGATCGTCTTCTGTTCACACCTATAGCTTTATCAACCAAGCAACAGAGTCTTTTAGGTATGCGATTCAGGTATCTGGAATATCTAAGACCCGCAGCGTTGCTTTAGAGATTTACGAATCGGAGATTATACCTCTGGTATAATATTAGTTTAGGAGAAAAATGGCAAACATTCCAGTACCAGAGCGAGGGCAACCACTTGACCTTTCGTATATCTATCAGCTTGCAAATGCTGTAAATCAGCTTTCCCTTCAAGCCTCATACTCTTCAAATAAGTTTAGCTCAATTGAAACCCCTGCCGCAAACATCGGTAGGCAGGATGTTCGTATTGCTGACACTAGGGTTGTCGGAGGGTACTATGAACTTGCACCAAATACTGATGTCACAGCTGGATCGTCGACGAGCTTTTCATATAACTTCCCAGCTGCCGATTTTAAATATCCACCTATTGTAACAGCAACACCAATTAACGTATTTGGAACTGAAAGTGGTGGTGACGTTTCTGTTGTTTTAACTTTGGTCACTACATCTAGAATTGAAGGCGTTGTAAAATTTGGAACAAGTGGTACTGCGTCTATAGGTATTAATATTCTTGCAGTAGGAATCCCAAGCTAGGTTTTTCATGCCACTAACGGACATGGCTCTATACAATAGCGCTCCAGTCATTCCTGGAAGTAAAAAGGTTTGGTTCTTAAATGGAGACTTGGTAAGAATTCATCACTTAAATAAGTCTAATGGAATTATGTCTGTTTATAATATAATTAAGGATCAGATAGAAAGTTGTTTAATATCAGACTTTAAAAAAAATAGACAAAGGGCTTATACTGTTGGCCAAACAGCAGAGCTCGTAAATCGTAACAAAAAATACTTGCCAAACTTAATGAAGCGTGGTATAATTCCATATCCTACTGGATCACAAAAACGCGGAGAAACTGGCTGGCAGGTAAGAAGCTATTACTCAGAATCGCAAATAAGAGAAGTTCGTGATATACTTGCATCTTACCACATGGGAAGACCTAGGAAAGATAAGTTAATTACAAATGATGTAACTCCATCCATCCAGGAGTTGACAAGAAGGATGGGCGATGGTATACTGACATATACAAGAACTGAAGACGGAAGATTCATTCCGATTTGGTCAGAATCTATATAGAAAGAAACGGGTATGAATAACGAAGAAACTAAGGTAAGGGTTGCTTTAGGCTATACTCTTAATCTAGGAAACTTTCAGTCACTACGAATTGACGTAGAGATCCAAGACAACAAGCGTGATGGTGAGAACATCGGAGATGCCTTTGAGCGTGTCTATGCTTTTGTTGAGGACAAGTTAGCCTCTAAGGTTAAAGAGGCATCGGCTGAGGTAGAGGCCAAGTAGAATGGCTGAGCGCAAAGACCAGATGGCCTTGCTCAGCAAATTTGAAAAGCACTACAAGTTCAAATATGACATAAAGCCAAATCTTAATAGGTGGGCCGAAGCTTGGGCAGCAGACGCAATCATAGACTCTTATGGAATGCACGTGTGCTACGAAATGCTAGAGTACTACTTTGATGTATACCCAACTCCAAATTGGAAGAATTTTGCAAGCAACATAGATAAGCTAATTGAGTCTAAATCACGTATCGAAGAGGATACAGCTCAGAGAATTGAAAGAAGAAAGAAAGCGAAAGAGTGGCTAAGTGAGTAGCGTAGAAGACAAACTAATATCTGCGGTCCTAGAGGACAAGCAGCTCCACGTTCTGCTTCAGGCAGATGTGGAAAAGCTTTTGCGTACCCATACCGATATTTGGCAGTTTATTCGTAAGTATGCAGAGATTAATGGATCCGTTCCACCAAAGTCCGTAGTAGTTGAAAAGTTTAGGGACTTTTCTCCAGTTGATGGAGTCGGGGCTACGAAGCATCATCTTGAAGAGCTTCAGGGCGAATACCTTGAGAGCAGCATAAAAGAAATCTTGGTTTCTGCAGCTACAGAAATTCAGGGTGGTAGTAGTGTTGCTGCACTAGAGTCTCTAATTACAAAGACTTCTGAGCTCAAGAAAAATACCTCAGCAATCCGAGATATTGACGCAACCGATTTAGCCTCTGCTATAGAGTATTACAAAAAGCTTCAGAGAGATCAGGAGCTAGGGTTCATTGGCATTAAGACTGGGCTTCCAGGATTTGACAACTACTTGCCAGCTGGAATTATGCCAGGACAGCTAGGAGTCTTCTTGGCTTATCCAGGTATTGGAAAGTCTTGGCTAAGTCTTTACTTTGCCGTGCAAGCCTGGAAGCAGGGCAAGTCCCCAATGATTGTCAGTCTTGAAATGAGCGAAACTGAAGTTCGTAATCGTGTGTACGCTATCATGGGAGAAGGTCTTTGGTCTCATAGGAAGCTTTCTAGTGGTCAGGTAGATTTAGAAGATCTAGCTAAGTGGCACGAAAAAAATCTTGAAGGCAAACCAGAGTTTCACATTATCTCTAATGATAGTGGTGGCGATGTAAACCCTGTGCTTAGAGGAAAATTAGATCAGTATAAGCCAGACTTTGTCGTGGTTGACTACCTACAGCTAATGTCTCCAAACCAAAAGTCAGATAACGAAACTGTTAGAATGAAAAACCTTTCTCGTGAACTAAAGCTTATGGCTATTTCTGAGCAGGTTCCGATCATGGCAATTTCTTCTGCAACACCAGACGATGTCACAAAGCTAGACACAGTTCCAACTCTTGGCCAGACAGCCTGGTCTAGACAGATTGCTTACGATGCCGACTGGGTCCTAGCTCTAGGCCGTGCAGCCAACAGTGATATTATTGAGTGTGTATTTAGGAAAAACCGTAATGGCTATATGGGAGAGTTTTTAGTCCAGGCAGACTTTGACAAAGGCTGGTACAGGTATAAAGACTTCGAGGATAAGTAGTTATAATTATTACATGCTTAATATACACCACAAGCCAATCAAGAAGTTTGGCTTAGATGGAAATATCCATGATGACTCTGCCATACCAAGACTCAAGGGTGAGTATATAAGACTGCTAGTAACAGAGATGAGACTTTCTGGATATGTCCCAAGGCTTGACATTAATCCAGATTTTACGATATACTATAACGAGCTAAAAGATTTTTTTGAATTTAAACTAAGTTTATACGGAATATATATAGGAAAGAAACAAAGCGAATGGATACTGGGAATAGACGAAGCAAAACCAATCTATATACAAGAGAGCAAATCAAGAGAGTCCTTGAAGGAACGGGCCTAGAGGTCCAGTCAGAAGTAGACACTGACTTTATTATCTTTTGTCCATTTCACGCTAACAACAGAACGCCAGCTGGAGAAGTAGATAAGATTACTGGCGTATTCTTTTGTTTCTCATGCCACCACGTCTGCGACTTTATAGAACTTGTTATGCACTATTCTGGAAGAAAATATTTTGAGGCTGTCAGATTTATTAAGAGCAAGGAAGAAAGCTCTTCTGTTCTGGATAGGATTAATAAAAAGCTAGTTGATGTTCCAGAGTATGTTCAGTATGATCAGGTTTCAATTAAAAGACTTAACTCCCAAGCTTTAGAATCTCCAAGAGCCATGAGATATTTTGAAGGCAGACTTATTCCAGAAGCTTCTGTTAAAAAGTTTTGGCTTGGCTATTCTGAAAAGCAAGACATGGTAACTATTCCAGTTCACTCTCCAGACGGCATGGAAGTTGGATTTGTTGGTAGATCAATTGAGGGCAAAGACTTTAAAAACACCCCAAGACTTCCGAAAGCAAAGATATTGTTTAATCTTCATAGGGTTAAGACATCTAAGAAAGTTTACGTAGTTGAGTCATCTTTCGATGCGATTAGACTAGACCAGTGCGGCTTCCCAGCGGTAGCCACCCTAGGGTCAAATGTCTCTAACTACCAAATAGACCTACTCAAAAAATACTTCAATAACATTTGCGTTATTGCAGATAATGATGAAGCAGGCGGCAACATGAAAGACAAGATTGTAGAAAATCTTGGATCTCGTGTTATCGTAATACAACTAAATAAAAAATACAAAGATATAGGCGATATGTCAGATGATGAGATTAAGCAATTAGATGAATCATTTGACAAATCAATCGCTTCAATGTTAAAATAATAAACTAAGATATAGGAGAAAAAATGAGCGTAGTAAAAGGGCTAAAGAATATCAATGCACTACTTGATAAGCCAAAATATGATGAAAATAAAGCAAAGGTTCGCTGGCTAAAGCTGGCAGATGGACAGTCTGTAAAGATTCGTTTCATTGAAGAGCTAGATGAGGATAGCTCAAGCTATTCTGAAGAGCGAGGCCTTGCACTTGTTGTAAAGGAACACACCAATCCAAAGGACTACAGACGCAAGGCTGTAGATACCATGGACACCGAAGGTCGTGACTGGGCAGAAGAAATGCACAGAAAAGATCCAAAGGCTGGATGGAGAGCACGTCTCCGTTTCTACTGCAACGTTCTAGTTGATGATGGACTAGAAGATCCATATGTTGCTATTTGGTCTATGGGAGTAAGCAAGCAGTCTGCATTTAATACCATTCGTGAGTTCGCTCTTGAGACTGGAAGCATTTCAAATCAGACCTGGAAGCTAAAGAGGAATGGTCAGGGTACGGAAACAAGCTATACCCTTATTCCTTCAACTCCAGATAAGGAACCATTCAATTGGACAGACATCCGTCCATATCCACTAGAGTCAGCTTTGAGCAAGGTACCATATGCCGAGCAAGAAGCTTTCTACCTAGGCTTTGACACACCGTCTTCCGCCTCTAGTTCGAACATAGATTGGTAATATAGTCTATGTCCTATGTTGGCTTACATGTCCACACTCATTACAGTCTATTTGACGGCATCGCTACTCCATTAGAGTATGTAGAGCGTGCCAAAGAACTGGGTATGGATGCATTGGCAATTACTGACCACGGATCTCTTTCTGGTCACAGGGAGTTCTTTCGGGCTGCTAATGAGAGTGGCATTAAGCCGATATTAGGAGTAGAGGGTTATATAACCCAAGACAGATTTGATCAAAGAGACAAGGAAGAAAGGAAAGGCCTTTTAGACCTAGTCTATAACCACATAATTATTATTGCAAAGAATGATGTTGGTCTAGAAAATCTAAACAAGCTTAACGAAATTGCTTGGACTGAGGGCTACTACAAAAAGCCACGCATTGATTATGAAGTGTTAGAGAAGTATTCAGAAGGGCTTATCGTTCTTTCTGGTTGCTTGTCTGGTGCACTAGCAAAAGCTATTGAGGCTGAAGAGCTTGCAGAGGCAAAGCACATTATTGAATGGCATAAGCGTGTTTTTGGAGAAGACTATTATATTGAAGTAATGCCGCATAATCCACCAGAAGTGAATAATCAGCTGCTTGAGCTAGCTGATGAGTATGGCGTCAAGGCTGTGGTAACTCCAGACTGTCACCACTCACATGCTGGACAAAAAGAAATTCAAGAGCTAAAGCTAATTCTTAATACATATGCTAATAAGATTGCCAAGGATGCTACATACGAAAAGTCCCTTAAGCATGACAATCTTATGGATAAGCTGGATTATCTTTACGGTGCAGATAGACAGATGTCTTTTAATAAGTTTGAAATTCATTTACTATCCTATGAAGAGATGAAGAATGCAATGTCATCTCAGGGAATAGACAGAGAAGATATTTACCAGAGCACCCTTGAGATTTCTGAAAAGATTGGCTCTTACGATATTCAGGATCACCTAGACTTGCTCCCAGTTCAGTACCAGAAGCCAGATGAAGAGCTGAGAAATCTTGCTCTTGAGGGTCTTGCCCAAAGAGGCTTAAAGGACAAGCAGGAATACCTGGATAGACTACAGGAAGAGCTGTCTGTAATCAAGGATAAAAAGTTTGGTCCATACTTTCTTGTAGTTCGAAACATGATTTCTTGGGCAAAGAAAGAAGGCATCCTTGTAGGTCCTGGCCGTGGATCTTCTGCAGGATCTTTACTTTGCTATGCGTTAGGGATTACAGATATTGATCCAATCAAGCACGGACTTCTGTTTTTCCGATTTATCAATCCAGAGCGTAATGACTTTCCAGATATCGATACGGACATCCAGGACTCACGTCGTGAAGAAGTAAAAGACTATCTTGTACGTCAATATCGTCACGTAGCATCTATTGCAACATTCCTACAGTTCAAAGACAAGGGTGTTGTTAGGGACATTGCTCGTGTGCTAAACATACCGCTGACCGACGTAAATAAAGTTATGAAAGTCGTAGATACTTGGGACGATTATTGCACATCAAAACAAGCTGCCTGGTTCCGTGAAAAGTATCCAGAAATTGAAAAATACGGTGAACAACTGCGTGGCCGCATTCGTGGCACTGGAATCCATGCTGCTGGTGTTGTCACCTCAAAGTCTCCAATATTTAAATATGCACCACTGGAAACAAGAACTTCTCCAGGAAGCGGAGACAGAATTCCAGTTGTTGCGGTAGACATGGAAGAAGCGGAGCGCATCGGACTAATTAAGATCGATGCTCTAGGTCTAAAGACCCTGTCAGTGCTAAGAGACACCTTGGATATTATTAAGGATAGGACTGGGAAAGATATAAATCTTTTAGAAATTGATATGGAAGACGACAAGGTCTACGAGATGCTTTCTTCTGGATATACTAAGGGAGTGTTTCAGTGTGAAGCTACACCATATACAAATCTTTTGGTAAAGATGGGGGTAAAGAATTTTGCAGAGCTAGCTGCTTCTAACGCTCTAGTTCGACCAGGTGCCATGAATACTATTGGTAAAGACTATATTGCTCGTAAGCACGGCAAGCAAAACATTAGCTATCATCACCAAGTCATGAAGGCATTTACTCAAGATACCTATGGGTGTATCTTGTATCAGGAGCAGGTTATGCAAGCCTGTACTGAGCTAGGCGGAATGTCGATGGCCGAAGCTGACAAGGTTCGTAAAATTATTGGTAAAAAGAAAGATGCAAAAGAGTTTGACCAGTTTAAGGAAAAGTTTGTTTCTGGTGCGTCTAACTATCTATCTCCAAATGATGCGCTAAACCTGTGGACAGATTTTGAAGCTCACGCAGGTTACTCATTTAACAAGTCTCATGCGGTAGCCTACTCAACACTATCTTACTGGACAGCCTGGCTTAAAAAGTATTATCCAATAGAGTTTATGTACTCTGTTCTTAAGAATGAAAAGGATAAGGATGCCAGGACTGAGTATTTGATCGAAGCCAAGAGAATGAACATTTCTATTATGCTTCCACACATCAATGAATCAGACATGGACTTTAAAATTGAGGGTAAGGGCATTAGGTTTGGACTAAGCTCAATCAAGTATATCTCTGACAATATTGCAAAGAAGTATATTGCTAGAAGACCATTTGCCTCCTATAAAGATCTTGAGGCGTTTACTTTTGGAAAGGGCAACGGAGTCAATAGCCGTGCACTGCAAGCACTTAAGCTAGTAGGAGCAGCAACTTTTGATGATAACCCAAGAAATGAAAACGAGGTACGAGAGAGCCTTTATGAGTATCTAAACCTCCCAGAGTTTAACATAGATATTCCATCTCACTACTATGCATTTATTAATGACATAGAAGAGTTTGAAGAAAAGGGTGCGTACGTTCTCATGGGAATGGTTAAAACAATTAAACGTGGCAAGGGTTGGTCACGTGTAGAAATTCTAGACAAAACAGGAAGTGTTGGGATATTTGATGAAGAACAGACAACTATTGAAACTGGTAAAACCTACCTTGTTTTATGTAATGATAATCGGATTGTTAATGCTATCAGTGTTGACGAAATTAAAGGTTCTGAATCCGCCCTGGTTAAGTTCTTAAACTATAAGATGCTGCCATATAAGGATGACGAAATGTTTGTTATTTCTTTTAAGCCAAGAGTTACAAAGGCAGGTAAGAAGATGGCATCTCTTACCTTGGCAGATACTTCACGAAACCTACACTCTGTCACAGTATTCCCTACAGCCTTTCCAAAGGCATACATGAATATTAAAGAGGGCATGGCATACACTTTTGAGTTTGGTAAAACAAAGGATGGAACAATTATCTTGGAGGATATAAAATAATGATTACAGTATACACAAAGCCTTCGTGCGTTCAGTGCGATGCAACTAAAAGAATGATGGACAAGCTGAATATTGAGTATTCAACTGTGGACATTACAGTAAACGAAGAAGCTCTAGATCTGGTAATCTCTAAGGGATTTAAGTCAGCTCCAGTAGTTATTACAGACGATGATTCTTGGTCAGGATTTAATCCAGACAAGATTTCGGGATTGGTGGGCTAATGACTACTATTGAAGAAGCAATGGCTCAGTTAGATCCCAAGATTAGGAAAAGGCTAAGCACTGGTGTTGGTATCAAGACAGAGATGCAGCCTACGCCAAGTGCAGGACTAAACCGTGCCCTAGGTGGTGGCTTTCCTTATGGAAGGCAGGTTCTTCTTTGGGGAAGCAAGTCTAGCGCAAAGTCTTCACTTTGTCTGCAAATGATTGCTATGGCTCAAAAAGAGGGCAAGCTTTGCGCATGGGTTGACGCAGAAATGTCCTATGACGAAGACTGGGCAAAAAAGCTAGGGGTGGATACAGAAAAGCTAATATACTCTGAAGCCAGAAGTATAAATGATATGGTAGACGTTGGTGTTGCACTTCTTCAAGCAGGTGTAGACATTATCGTAATTGACAGTATTAGCTCTCTTCTTCCAGCTGTGTATTTTGAAAAAGACTCCGATGAGCTAAAGGCTTTGGATCAGACTAAGCAGATCGGTGCTGAGTCTAAAGACTTAAAGCATGCTTGGCTAATGCTAAACTATGCCAATAATCGGGAGAAGCCAGCTCTTATAGTTGCAATTTCTCAGGCAAGGAATAACATTCAGGCCACCTATACTCAGGCAGCTCCAACAGGAGGGCTAACAACACAGTTTATGTCATCTACAATAGTTAAACTGTTTTCATCTAGCTCTGACTCTCAGGCTATCAAGGCAAAGATTCAGTCGGGAGATAAGCTAATAGAGCAAAAGGTTGGTCGAAAGGTCCGATGGGAAGTTCTTAATTCTAAGACATCTGCCCCAGGAGATTCTGCTGAGTATGACTTTTACTACAGAGGAGACATGATTGGAATTGATTCTGTTGGAGACTTAGTAGATACTGCAGAGATGCTTGGATTTGTAAGCAGAACTGGGGCCTGGTACCAATTGGAAGACGGAACTAAGTTGCAGGGTAGAGATGCTTTTGTTGCTAAGGTAAGAGAAGATAAAGAGCTTTACAATATGCTATACGAAAAGGTACACAGTGTCTAGATATACAGTTTACCAAGGGAAATTTAAGTGCCAAATGTGTAGTGCTGAAGTAACTAGCCTTAGACATTACCCAGAAGAAAAACTACTTACATGGATGTGCCTTGAAAAACATCTAAGTGAGGTATCTTTAAAAACTAAAACAAAGAAAGATTATGAGCGAGAGATCTGAAATTAAGCGTTTAGGGGCCAAGGCTATAAAGAATAGTGGCAGAGGTACAACTAAGGGCGACGCAGTCTTTGAAAACTTTACGGTAGATTTTAAAGAGTATCCAAAAGGATTTACCGTAAACCAGGATAACTGGGCAAAGGCAACTACAGATGCAATGAAAAATAAAAATGACCCAGCTATCATCGTGGTACTGGGAGAAGGAAATAAAAAAACTAGACTAGCAATAATAGAGCTATCTCTATTAGAGCAACTAATTGAGGATTAATTATGAAGACATTATTTTTAGATATTGAAACAACACCTATGCAGGTTTATACATGGGGGCTATGGGATCAGAACATTAGTATTGATCAAATTATTAAGAGTACTGAAATGCTGTGCTTTGGAGCCAGGTGGCTTGGAAGCAAAAAGGTAATTTTTAAATCAGTACACCATGACGGCAAACAGGCCATGCTAGAAGAGCTGCACGAACTTATGGAAGAGGCAGATGTGCTTGTTGGCTGGAACTCAGCTGCATTTGATCACAAACATATAAATAGAGAGTTCTTGGAAAATGGCATGCTACCGCCATCACCAGTTAAGGATTTAGATTTGATGAGTGTAACAAAAGCAAACTTTATGTTTCCTTCAAATAAGCTAGACTATGTGGCACAGAAGCTTGAGGTTGGGGCAAAGGTTAAGCATTCTGGATTTAGACTATGGCTTGGATGCATGGCTGGCGATAAGGACTCTTGGAAAGAAATGAAGAAGTATCAAATTCAGGATGTTAATCTACTAATAGATTTGTATGACATTCTATTGCCATGGTTTGTTACTAGTAGCAGGGTGTCTAGCAAAGAGAAACAGGCCATTATAGAGGCAACCGAAGCCTACTAGGCTATGGTGTATAATTTAATTATGACATCATATAAAGATTTTAAGGCAACTCAAAGACATATATCTAACCAGGACTTTAATGTGACAGTGGTTGATGATATATTTGAACAAGGGCACATTGACAGGATCTATGAAATTATTGGCAATGCCTCAGAAGAGCAGACCAGGATTCAGCCTTGGGCTAGTCATAAGGTTTGTGACGTATCTTTGGGCGAAGAGATTGAAGATAGGATTAATCAAGTTGTAAAGAATTCTTTGGGAGATCATCTAGTGCTTAAAAAAGACTACTCTTTTGCAAGGTATTCTCCTAAATTTGGATATCGAGCAAAACTTTTCCCACACTACGACACTAGACCAAGTCAGAGGGTAACGTTCGACATTCAGCTAAAAACTTCAGAGCCTTGGGCACTTGTTGTAGAGGAGGATGTCTATAATCTACAGGATAATCAGGCTCTGGTTTTTGCAGGAACTCAGCAAATACATTGGAGAGAAGACAAGCAGATAGCAGATGATGCAGAGATCGACATGATCTTTTGTCATTTAGAGTATGTGTCCGATATGCCACTAGACAATCAGCAGGAAGACGTTCTGAGGGAACGTGCAAGTTTCTTAATAGGAGAAACTGGCATTAGCAACCTGGAGGAACAAGTTGAAGTTTGATGAAAAAAATATAGTTGTACAAAACGTTTTAACAGACTCTGAGCTAGAAGACGTGCTTAGCTCAATTAAAAACCCTTATAACAAATATGTTATGAGTATGTTTGTGCAGCAAATTTCAGACTTTAAAATGCCAGAAAAAATTGAGCAAAAAATAATTTCGCATGTTGAAAAAATAACAGGTCTTTCTGGATTTGAAATGGAATATCAGTTCTCCAGGTATGAACTTTTAGACATTAATGGAAAGACTGAAGTTCCAAGCCTTCGCCCACACTTTGACAGATTTAGCGAGCCAAGATTCACGTTTGATTATCAGCTAGATTCAAATGTTAGCTGGCCTATTTATGTAGAGGGAACAGAGTTTGTTTTAAACAATAACGAAGCGTTAACATTTAGTGGAACACATCAGGTACATTGGAGACCAAGCAGAGACTTCGTTCCTGGAGAATTTATAGAAATGATATTCTGTCACTTATATCTTAAAGATAGTAAAGATACGGTTGGCCTAGAGCACTTTGATTTTATGGATAATAGGTCAGAAGAATGGCTTTTAAAGCTGGGATCTCAAAATGACTAATGTTGCAAAAATGCATAAGTTCTTGTCGGGCTTTGATAGATATAATAAAACTCTACCAATTTACGTAGAGAGTCCATTTTCCGAAGATCAAATTTTAGAACTAAAAGAAGCAATTAGCCTAATTAAAAATACGCCCTTGGCGTCTCATCCATTGCCTGGAGACAAAGAGGAGTTCATAAGCACAACCAGCAGACTTGAGCCCAGACTAATGACTCATATGTCTAGACTGATTGTTGAGTTTGATTGCCCAGAATCCGTAGAAAAGGTTATGGACTCTTACTCTAAGCCGTTGCACAAAGATGAAATAAAGCTTGCACATTATAGCTATATAGACTATGACTTAAAGTATGGTGACGGAAGGTATGAGCCCACGCTACCACCACATATAGATAGCACAGAAAACCTTGTAACCTTTAATTACCAGCTTGGCGGTAACATAGATTGGGATATCTACATAAACAATCAACCATATAGTCTCAAGACTGGAGACGCCATAATCTTTAGTGCAGTTAATCAAGTACACTGGAGGCCAAAGCGTGAGTGGAGAGAGGGAGACTTTTTGGAGATAGTCACCTTTGACTACTGCCCAGCAGCAGACTGGGCACTTACTGGAGAAGAGGACCCTATCGATCCATTAAAAAGACCAGAAGCTCACAAAGAATATTTAGAAGGCTTGAAGGAGCGTATAGAGTTTACATCAGCCTGGGACATGTATAATTCACTTGCCAAAAATATTGGTAAGTAGTAGCCGAATATGGTAGAATAGAGTAATTATGGAAAACAACACTTCAACTATAGACATGATTAACGGACTGTCAGAAGTAGCAGATTATATGAACGATGAGGAATTAACTTCCGCACTTGTTTTTATTTCAAAAGTTATACTAAAGCCAGACATTCCAATGAGTGTGGTAACTCTAGAAATCGTTCGTCTTCAGGCAATTGCAGCTAAAATGGCATTTCGTGCAACCTGGTTGACTAACGTAGAAAAAGGAGATAGAGCGAAAAAGAATATTTATTATACTGCAGCAGAATCAATCAATAGCTTGGTTGCTGCCCTTAAATATATCATTCGCTAACTAGCTATGGCTAAAAATTTATTACAGCAGGTAATGCTAAAAAGTCCAGAAAATTCTGGTCCATCGTTTCTTAATACAAAAGATCTTATTGATAAGATTAACTACGGGTATATCGCTAAGCGTGAGCCAAAGTTTACAAAGAAAAACTCTTTTGCTCCAAGCACAATAGCATACTCTCATGGAGAGTGTCCCAGATACTGGTACCTAGCTTTTGAGGGTGCAACGTTCGAGGATAATGCCGATGCTTACGGCGGGGCAAATATGACTAGCGGAACAAAGTCGCACGAGCGAATCCAGCAAGCCATGGCTGACGCAGGAATTCTAAAAGATTCAGAATTTAAAGTTACTTATAGCGATCCACCAATTTTTGGATTTGGAGATGTTATTCTAGATTGGGCAGGCGAGGATCTTCTTGGAGAGATTAAGACAATGCCTAATGAAGGTTTTGAGTATAGGAAAGCAAGTGGCAAAGCAAAGCTAGGACATTTAATCCAGCTGCTTATCTATATGAAAATATTAAACAAGACAAAAGCTGTCTTGATTTATGAAAACAAAAATAATCATGACCTTCTGGTAATACCAGTAGAGATTAATGATTATTATGTCAGGTGGGTAAACCAGGCGTTTGAATGGATGAAAACGGTACGTAAGGCATGGGAAAGCAAAACTCTGCCAGAAAAGAACTATCGATCTAATTCTAAAATTTGCAAGACATGTCCAATACAAAAGGCATGCGCAGAGGCTGGCAAGGGACTAATAAAGATTAATTCCTTGGAGCCTCTAGATGAAAAGCAAGCATTGTAATTGGTGTGACTCTGTATTTGAAACAGAGATTTCTTATCAGATATACTGTTCTTCAGGGTGCAGAGAATCTGCAACCAAAGAAAAGATGGCACAGAAGTATGCCCAAAACAGAAGAAGCAAAAGGATAGGAAAAGAAAGACTTTGTAAAAGCTGTAACGGGCCGCTTTCTGCTTATAACGATGAGCCACTATGTACTAAGTGTATAGTAAATCCTCAAGACGTAAAAAAAGCCATAAAAGAAATAAGGGATTTCTCTAATGGTAAATTTGAGTAAATTCTCTTCTGTTCCAAATAGGATCATTTCAATTGACGCAAGTACCACCAGCATAGCCTATGCTGTTTTTGAAAATAAAAAACTTATTCTTAGTGGCAAGGTTGAGTTTTTAGGTAAGAATGTCTATGAAAAAATATCAAGCGCAATAGGGTCAGTTGTAGACGTTATAAGAGATATTAACCCAGAGGCTTTGGTCATAGAAAGGGCAATTTTTATAAATAGTCCAAAAACAATGTCTGAGCTTTCTATGGTTCAGGGTGCCATACTTGCAGGAGCATCCTTGGCTGGAGTTAAAGTCTTTAAGGGCACAAACCCAATAGCCTGGCAAACATATATTGGCAATGGAAAAGTCACAAAAGATGCCAAGCTATTGATGAGAAAAGAAAATCCAGGCAAGTCAGAGTCTTGGTATAAGCAACATGAGCGTGAGGTCAGGAAGCAAAAGACAATCAACTTTGTTAATATTAACTATGATTTAGAAATTAGCGATAATGACATTGCAGATGCAGTTGGGATAGGCCATTATGCATTACAAAATTGGGACAGGCTGGGGGATTGACAGAAAAGATCATGGCTGCTAAACTATATACCAATGAAGCATGGCTAAAGAAACGCTACTGGCTTGACAAGAAGAGCCCAGAAGAAATTGCAAAAGAGTGCGGGACAAGCGTAGAGACAGTCTACGTTTATCTTGCTAAGTTTGGATTAAGGAAATCCCGTAGATGAATACAGTAAACGATATCAATAGAATATGCGATGAGATCAAGCGCATGCTAATAGAGAAAAATCTGGCATACGGAGACTCAGCCCTAGATCCAGTTAGAATTTTTTCTAAAGCAAATAGCATGGAGCAGCTGCTAGTTAGGATTGACGACAAGCTGTCTAGGTTTGCAAGGGGAAAGAAGTACCCAGGAGATAACGACATTGATGATTTGATCGGATATCTAGTTCTTCTTAAAGTTTCTAAAGAACGAGGGGCCAATGAGAAGGCGTAACCCCACAGAAGAGCAGCCAACTAAGTTTGCAAAAGATCCAGAAATTATGATTGATGGGTTCTCAATTATCAAGGGAGATCTTTTTAAGGTTAAGGGCGAGCATGGCTCTAAGTTTAAGTTCCAAAGCCTTACAACGAACCTTGAAACTGGAGCTCAGTGGATAGATTGTTTCGAAATCCAACGTGGCCAGGTTGGGGCATACAGAAGCTTTAAATCTGATAGTATTAAACGTATCCCACAAAGAGGAAAGAGGGCTAAGCGTGTCATTTGAAGATCTAACAATAGAACACCTTGATGAAGTAAACAGGGTAGTTGAAAAGTATTTGGCTGGTAATGAACCAACCCAAATCTCTAAAGAGCTAGATATGCCAAGACAAAAAGTTGTTGCATATATAAATGAGTGGAGAGTCATGGCTGCAGATAATGCAGCTATTCGAGGACGTGCTAGAGAAGCTTTGGCAGGTGCAGACGCTCACTACAACAAGCTAATTCAAAAAGCTTATGAGGTTATGGATGATGCTACAACTACAGCAAACCTTGGTGCAAAAAATGCTTCAATTAAATTAGTTATGGATATTGAAAAAACTAGAATTGAAATGCTACAGAAGGCTGGACTTCTAGAAAATAAAGAACTAGCAGAAGAAATGCTAGAGATTGAAAACAAGCAGGAAATTTTAGTTGGCATACTCAAAGACATTGCCTCCGAGCATCCAGAAATTAGAGATAAGATTATGCGAAGACTTTCAGATGTGTCTAGAAAGCAAGAAGTAATAACGGTGGTCCACACGGATGTTTGATGAGTTCTTAGAAGTTCTTAAAGCGGACAACTTTGAAGAAAAGCCAGTAGACGCTAAGACATTTGTTGAGGGTGATGACTTCCTTCAGCAACCACCACTCTCTCAAGTCCAGTATGACATTGTCGAGGCAATGAGTCAGATCTACAGGGTAGAAGATTTAATTGACCTGATGGGGGAAGAAGAAGGCCGTCGCTATTATAAAAAGTATACAAAGAATGAAGTAATTCTGCAGCTTGGTAAAGGATCTGGAAAAGACTTCACGTCTACGGTTGCTTGTGCATACATTGTTTATAAGCTGTTGTGTCTAAAAGATCCTTCAAGATATTTTGGAAAGCCAAGTGGGGATGCCATAGATATCATTAACGTTGCTATTAACGCACAGCAGGCTAAGAACGTTTTCTTTAAAGGCTTTAAAAGTAAGATTGAAAAGTCTCCCTGGTTTGCTGGAAAGTTCTATGCAAAAGCTGATAGCGTAGAATTTGATAAGGCAATCACTGTTTATTCTGGACATTCGGAAAGAGAGTCCCACGAAGGACTTAACCTTATCCTGGCAGTGCTTGATGAGATTTCTGGTTTCGCTCAAGAGATTGGCACTGGTAATGACCAGGGTAAGACAGCTGATAATATTTATAAGGCATTCCGTGCATCCGTAGATTCACGTTTCCCAGATCTTGGAAAGGTAGCATTGCTATCATTCCCAAGATATCCAGGAGACTTTATTTCTAAAAGATATGATGACGTCATTATGGAAAAAGAAGTAATCTCTAAGACTCATAAGTTTATTATGAATGAGGATCTTCCAGAAGATTCTCCAGGAAACTCTATGGAAATTTCTTGGGATGAAGATAATATAATTTCTTACAAGTACCCAGGAATGTTTGCACTAAAAAAGCCAACCTGGGAAGTTAACCCTACAAGAAAGATAGATGACTTTAAGCTTGCGTTTTACACAGACCTAGGCGATGCCATGCAGCGTTTTGCCTGTGTCCCCACCTTTGCATCTGATGCGTTCTTTAAGCAGCAGGAAAAGGTTCGAGCATGCATGACCATAAGAAACCCAATTGATTCAAATAAAAGATTTGATGAGACCTTTAAGCCAGATCCGAATAAGAAGTATTTTGTCCATGCTGACCTTGCTCAGAAGCATGACAAGTGTGCTGTAGCAATTGCTCACGTAGAGAAATGGGTATCTGTTCAGGTAATGAAGGACTATGAGCAAGTCGTGCCAATGGTAATCGTAGATGCTGTTGTCTACTGGGAGCCAAGAATAGAAGGGCCAGTAAATCTTTCCGAAGTAAAGCAATGGATACAAAACTTAAGAAGGCAAGGCTTCGATATTGGGATGGTGTCATTTGACCGTTGGCAATCGTTTGACATTCAGAATGAGCTCAAGTCCGTTGGTATGAGAACAGAGACAGTGTCGGTAGCTAAAAAGCATTATGAAGACATGGCCATGCTTATGTATGAAGAAAGATTGGCAATGCCAACAATTGAGCTTTTATTTGAAGAGCTTACGGAATTAAAAATCATGAAAAATAATAGGGTTGACCACCCAAGAAAGTCTTCAAAAGACCTTGCAGACGCTGTCTGCGGAGCTATCTTTGGGGCTATTTCTCACACCCCAAAGGATCAAAACCTTGAAGTAGAGATTCATACTTTTAGTGATAGGTCAAAATCAGACCTTGACATGGACAGGCAAGATGTGATAAAATATAAGCCTATGCCAGAAGACGTTAAAGAGTATTTGGATAGATTCAATTTATTATAATAAGGAGAAAAACTATGACTTCATTTAAGAAGCCACTAATTGCTATTGCTTCGGCAGTAGCGCTTGTTGCAACTGCTATCTTGGCAGTTCCAGCTAACGCAACCGTAAATGCGGCTGTAACCGTAGGTGCAACAGACGTAGCAACTACATCTAAGGTATCAACAACTCCAGCAACTCCAACAGTTCCATCAGACAACAAGGTTGACCTTGCTGACACTGTTAAGTTTGTTGTTACAGTAGCAACTGGTACAGTTGTTCGTGCATCAGCAACTGATGCAAAGCTAGTAACAGCTTTGGATGCAGCTGACGCTCCAGTACCTGCTTCTGCAGGAACTTCTAGCGTTGAGATTGCAACAGGTTCTGGAACTACAGCAACCTTCTATGCATTCACTACTAAGACCACAGCTGGTTCAGTTGTTGTTTCTGTTGGTGGATCATCTACAACCTACTACCTAAAGGGTGTTGCTGGTCCTGCATACAACCTATCAGTTTCAGTACCAACTGTTGCTGGCCTTGGTTCGGATGTAGACTTTACTGCAACCGCTACTGACGTATTTGGTAATAAGGTTGAGAATGCAACAATTACAACAACACTTCTTCGTGGAACTGTTAAGACAGCACTAACCTGGAACTCAACCGATAAGCTATACAAGGGTGTAATCACCACTCCTGCTACCGCTGGTGCAGTTGCTGGTATTGCAAACATTTCTGCCACAGACGTGACTGGCCTAGCAAAGGCAGTAAAGGAAGTATCTTTCTCTATTGCAGCTGCAGACCTACTTACTCAGGTAGCTATTCTGAATGCAGACAATGCAAAGCTAAAGAGCGACTTTAACAAGCTAGCTGCTAAGTACAACAAGCTAGTAAAGAAGTCCAAGAGAGTTAAGCTAGTCAAGTAATTAAAGCAAGATAGACTTGGGGAAGGGCTATTTTTGCCCTTCCCTTTGTTTATCTCCAAACAAAAAAGAGAGGTATAATTAATGTCCATAAACATTGTGTATTTCTCAAATTACTCAGGAAATACAAAAAGATTTGTAAATAAGGTAGATGATGGAAGCTTTAATATTGCTAGGATTCCTATTGATTCTGGGATTGGGCATGCTCCTTTTGTTTCCAATTCTCCTTATATACTCTTTGTACCGACTTACGGTGGAGGATCCGAACGTAGTGCGATTCCCAGACAAGTCAGACAATTTTTAAATGTACCCCAAAACAGAGATCTCCTCAGAGGAGTAGTTGGATTTGGGAATACAAACTTTGGAGAACATTTTTGCAAGGCTGCAGAATTAATCTCTAAAAAAACTGGAGTACCAATTGTTGCTAGGATAGAAATATTCGGCACACCCGAAGACGTAGACAAAGTAAAACAAAGGATGAGGATTCTATATGACAACGAGTAGCGAACATGGATACCATGAGCTAAATGCAACACTTAATCTGTATGATGCAGATGGAAAGATTCAGTTTGGAAAAGATAAAGAAGCAGCCAAGGCTTACTTCTTAGATCACGTAAATCTAAATACTGTTTTCTTTCACTCTATTGAGGAAAAGTTACACTACCTTGTAGAGAATGAATATTACGATGAAGCAGTGCTAAAGCAGTACTCAGATGAATTCATTAAGGAGTTGTTCAAGCATGCATATTCGTATAGGTTTAGGTTCCCTACTTTTGTCGGAGCGTATAAGTTTTACACATCCTATGCATTAAAGACCTTTGATGGCGAACGCTATCTAGAAAGATTTGAAGATCGTGTAGTCATGAATGCTCTAATGCTTGCACGTGGTAATGAGGAGATTGCTAAGAATACAGTAGATGAGATTATCTCTGGTCGCTTCCAGCCTGCAACCCCCACCTTTCTAAATGCTGGCAAGAAGCAGCGTGGAGAGTTTGTTTCCTGTTTCCTCTTACGTGTTGAAGATAACATGGAATCGATTGCTCGTGCTGTCACATCATCCTTGCAGCTATCAAAGCGTGGTGGTGGAGTTGGTTTAAATCTAACAAACGTTCGTGAGCACGGAGCACCAATTAAAAAGATTCAGAATCAATCATCTGGAGTTATCCTAGTAATGAAAATGCTTGAGGATGCATTCTCCTACGCCAACCAGCTAGGTGCTCGTCAAGGTGCAGGTGCGGTATACCTAAACGCTCACCACCCAGACATCATGAAGTTCTTGGATACAAAGAAAGAGAACGCTGATGAGAAGACTCGTATCAAGACGCTAAGCCTTGGGGTAGTTATTCCAGACATTACTATTGAGCTTGCTAAAACTAACGAAGATATGTACCTTTTCTCTCCTTACGATGTTGAGAGGGTATATGGAAAGCCAATGAGCGACATCTCGGTCACCGAGAAGTACAACGAGATGGTTGATGACCCACGTATCCGTAAGTCCAAGATCAAGGCACGTGAGCTATTCGAAAAGATTGCAGAGCTGCAGTTTGAGTCGGGATACCCATACATTGTTTATGAGGATACTGTAAACAAAGAAAATCCAATTGACGGCCGCATCAACATGTCTAACCTTTGCTCTGAGATCCTTCAGGTGAATACACCCACAACCTATAACAATGACATGTCCTACAAGGATATTGGTAAAGATATTTCTTGTAACTTGGGATCACTAAATATTGCAAAGGCCATGGAGTCCCCAGACTTTGAGAAGACAATTGAAGTTGCCATTCGCTCACTGACATCAGTATCTGAACAGTCCTACATCGACTCGGTAATGTCAGTTGCTGAGGGTAACAAGAAGTCTCGTGCAATTGGTCTAGGACAGATGAACTTGCACGGTTACTTTGGCAAAGAAGAGATGTATTATGGTGATGAGGAATCTATTGACTTTACTAATATCTATTTCTTGACTGTTCTATACTATGCCCTAAAGGCATCTAACAAGATTGCTATTGAGACTAAGTCGCCATTTGACGGCTTTAAGAAATCTAAGTATGCAGATGGATCTTTCTTTGACAAGTATACTCAGCAAAAATGGGAACCTGTAACAGAGAAGGTAGCTAAGATATTTAAGGATGCAAAGATTCGTATTCCTAAAAAGAAGGACTGGGAAGAACTTAAGGCTTCTGTAATGGAGCACGGTATCTACAACCAGAACCTGCAGGCTGTTCCACCAACTGGATCTATTAGCTATATCAATAATAGCACCAGCTCTATTCACCCTATTGCCTCTCAGATCGAGATTCGCAAGGAAGGCAAGCTAGGTCGTGTTTACTACCCAGCCCCATATCTAACTAACGATAATCGTGAATATTTCCAGGATGCTTATGAGATTGGCCCAGAAAAAGTTATCGATGTTTATGCAGCTGCAACACAGCACATTGACCAGGGTCTATCGCTGACCCTGTTCTTCAAGGACACCGCAACCACTCGTGACGTAAACCGTGCACAGATTTACGCATGGAAAAAGGGTAACAAGACTATTTATTACATTCGTATTAGACAGAATGCACTAGAAGGAACAGAGATGGAAGGATGCGTATCATGTCAGCTATAACAAGACCAGTTAACTGGAACAAGATTGAAGACCCAATTGATCTAGAAGTTTGGAATAGGCTTACAGCTAACTTCTGGCTACCAGAGAAGGTCCCACTATCTAACGACATCCAGTCTTGGTCTACGCTTAGGGATAACGAGAAGCTACTAACCATGCGTGTCTTCACTGGTCTAACCATGCTGGACACCATCCAGGGCACTGTAGGATCTATGTCAATCCTTCCTGATGCACGTACACAGCATGAAGAGGCAGTAATTACAAACATTGCATTCATGGAATCAGTACACGCTAAATCATACTCAAGTGTATTTTCTACACTAACATCCACACAGGAGATTGAGGATGCCTTTAGGTGGTCTGAGGATAATCCATACCTTCAGAAAAAGGCTGAGATTGTTCTTGGTTACTACCGTGGGGACGATCCGCTAAAGCGTAAGATTGCGTCTACTCTGCTAGAGTCATTCCTATTTTACTCAGGCTTCTACTGGCCTATGTATCTATCTTCTAGAGCAAAACTAACTAATACTGCTGACCTAATTAGACTTATCATTAGAGACGAAGCTGTTCACGGCTACTACATCGGATACAAGTTCCAGCTTGCATTCAATGAAGAGTCTCCAGAACGCCAGGCGGATCTAAAAGACTATGCATACTCAATGCTAATGGAATTATATGAAAATGAGATTAAATACACGGCAGAGCTTTATGATGAAATTGGTCTGACACACGATGTTAAAAAGTTCTTGCACTACAACGCAAATAAGGCACTGATGAACCTTGGGTTTGATGCACTGTTCCCTAAAGAGGTTTGCGACGTTAATCCTGCAATCCTTTCGGCATTGTCACCAAACTCAGATGAAAACCATGACTTCTTCTCTGGTTCTGGATCTTCTTATGTTATTGCAAAGCACGAAGCTACTACTGATGATGATTGGGAATTTTAGTATACCTAAATAAAATGGTATAATTATCCTGTTAGTCTTACCCCACTAACAAGGAGCAAAAATAAAAACCCCTATCAAAATTTTAGTAGTCCTGTCTCTAGCTTTTTTCCCATCATTTATGGGAGCTAGTTTTGCACATGCAAGCTGCGTCTACCCAGGACAAGAAGCTGCAGCTGCCGCTGCTCAGCAAGCAGCCTCAACAGAACCAGTAGTCACAGAAATTCGCACCTGCGGTGGAGACGATACCTCTTACCAGATTCCACTAACAACCAGCGTAACTTTCGATGGGATTGTCTACAACAATATTTATGCGACCACCAACTCAGTAATCACCTTCGGCAGACCAGACGGAACTTACTGGACCTACCCAGGCACCCCCTCTATCTCGCTTTACTCTTTTGACTGGGTTGTATACCCAAACAACAGAGCAGATGAACATCTCATCATTCGTTCATCAGATGGTGGATTTCAGGTAGACATTTCAGCTAGACCAATCTGGCTACAGGGCACATTAGAACCTACTCGTATTGTTATTACCGCTGCTATCCTTTCAGACGGAACAGTTGCAATGGCCTACACCCTAAGTGGTCCAGAGTACCCACAGAACAATCCACGAACTGGAGTGCGTCTAAATGATGGAAGCATTGTTGACTTCGAGACTTACGGAATTGAAGAGACAGAAGAGACTCCAGAGCTGGCACCAGAGCCAACTGAAGAAGCTCCATTTAACCCACCACCACCAGCTCCATCTCTTAACGCTCCAACAAACGTCACCGCTACTCAGCTGCAAGACGGAACCGTTCAGCTTACCTGGGATGCTCCAATACCTACTAGCACATCAGTAGAGCGTTACGCAGTTAGTTGGTCAACAGATAACTTCGCCACAGGTTGGGGAATCTCGTCTACCACAAACAGCATTAACATATCTAGAGATGCTTTTGCAACTACAGGTGGGTTGGATCAGACTTATCAATTCAGAATACGTTCTGATAACGACACAGAAGCTATCTATTCTTCCTTCTCAGATACTGCTTCGACATTAGTGGCGTCTCCTCCACCTCCTGCCCCCACAGTTCCAGAAGGTGCAACAACTACATGGGAAGGATCAGTTGTAGAGATAGTTGCCCCTGAAGGTCAGAGGATTGCTAGTGCCATAGGATACTACGGAGATCCAAACAACTCGACTCGTGCCAAGATGTTTCTTCTATCCTCTTTGAATTGTTAGCTGGAGAAACTTCAGCAATAGTAGAGGTGTCTAACACCGTATTTGAAAATGATCCAGCCCCTGGAACGCCTAAGGTCTTGATTCTTCTAATAGTCTATGAGGATATTCCAGTTCAGACTCCGATTGAGCCATCCCCAGTCGTGCCCGTTGTACCAGAGCCACAGCCCTCCATACCAGCAACCCCAGAACCAGAACCGTCATTGGAGCCAGAGCCAGAAGAATCGACCACGCCACAGCCAGAGGAAATAGAGCCACCAGCAGAGCCAGAACCAGAACCTGTAATACCTTCTCCAATTGAACCTCCCGTTATAGAGCCTGAAGAAGAGTCTATCACATCTGCCGAAGAATTACCAGAGGAGATTTCCCCAGAATTGCTCATGGCTGTAGACCTCTCTCAGATCATAGCTACAGAGCTCTCAGAGGCCCAGGTAGGGGCTCTTATAGAGGCAGCGCTGGAGACCTTTGAGACAGCAGAACAGGGCTCAGAGGAGTATCAGCAGGCTCTGGAGGCCCTATTTGTGGCAGCCCAGGCCGATGACATTGTTTTAGATGAATCCCTAGTGGCTATCCCACTTCTTGGGGATGTTCTTGGTGGAGCCGTAGAGGCCCTAAACTTCCTTGGAAACGCAGGGGCAGACATGAGCCCACAAGTTAGAGAGGATTCAGAGAAGGTAGTAGTTACAGCAATTGTTGCGGTGCAAGCAGCTCTATCAGCAATTTCTATAAGCGGTATAGCAACAACAGTAAACATAAGGAGTGGATCGTAAAAAATGAAATTTTTAACAGCATTGGCTAAGGACATCGTAGAACAGGCATGGACATTGCTTGGCATGGTTGTGGCTTGGCTTGTTCTTGAAGGTTCCGCTAAGGAACTTACAGGAAACTTAATACTAATTACTTTATTAGTATGGGTAGTAACATTTCCGATTTTTCGTTATGAAAAAGAAGATAAATAAAATAGGAGGATAACATGGAAGAACAAGGAGTAACAGGAGGATGGGCAACCATCAAGAACATATTCTGGAGAATTCTAGCTGTGTTTGCAGCTTCGGGACTTAGCGTCTTGGGTGCTGGTGCAGTAGTAGGAATTGACCTAATTTCTGCAGTAATCATGGCAGGTATTCTTGGAGTAGCTAGCGTAGTAGAGAAGCTTGCAAGAGCATTCTTGGATGATGGCCAGCTAACCCTAGAAGAAATTAACCAGGCTTTTTCTAAAGTAGACAAAAACTCTAAGTAATTGTTTGACAACCCCCTCTCCTAGGTATATAATTATATCTAGGCTGAGGGGATTTGTCATTCTGTACAGTCTGCAGCTAACTGCCTTAGAAAGGGCTGTTCTTGAATCTTAAAACAATACATGATGCCACAATGCCAAATATTGTTCCAGGTGTTTATGGAGAAGTAGAAATAATTTTTGAGCCTGAAAGGCAGGCATATTTTTTATATCATAATGGTATAGGTTGGATGCAAACTGATAAAGACTTTACTCATCCAAAAGATACTTTTTATTCCCAATATGATCTAGCTTACGGAAATGTTTTGTTAACTGGTTTGGGCTTTGGGATTCTTCCAATTGCCCTTGCACAAAAAGAAAATGTTTCTAGCGTAACAGTTCTTGAGCTAAATTCAGATGTAGAAAAAGCTTTTTTAGAAAGTAATCCAGAAAATCATAAAATTAAAATCATTTCAGGAGATGCCACAACCTATGAAACTGATGTAAAATATGATTGTTTTTTACCAGATCACTATGAACTACAGCCCGACTCTTGGAAGCTGATGGATATGTCTAAAATTTTTAAAAGAATAAAAACAGAAACATACTGGCCATGGTCTATTGAGGGTTTATTTCTAAAAAAAGAATTCCCAAAAAATGATTCAGAATTTTTACTAGAAGAGTATCTTAATACTAATAGACATAAAGTTGGTAAAAGATGGCGAGAATTTTTGCTAAAAAACTTTATTGACCATCCCTCCCTAACTACTATTGAGGACGAAAAACTTGCCTTATATTTATGCAAGTGGTCAGGCTACCACCAGTCACTCAAAAATAGTTGACAAGCTTCCTCGAATTGGATATAATGTATATATGACTCAAAAGGATTTTTCTATGGATAACATCGTAGACAATGAGCCCTCACCGCCTGATTTTGATGAATGGCTTATGGTTGGCATTAGTAATGGCTGGGTAACTGAGCCATTCTGCTACACTCATGACGGAGATCCGTACATGACAGAAGAAGAAGAAAAAGAATGGGAAGACGGCGGAGACCCGTGTTCACCAGTTATTAAATTAATTAATCAATAGAAAGAAATAAATAATATGAAAAAAGTAATTATCGCTCTTGCTGCAGTTCTTGTGGTTGTTGGAATTATTCCAGCTCAGGCAAATGCTAACGGAGCAGTTGCAATTATCGATGTAAATTTTGAATCCAATCTAATCGGTGGAGAAGTAACAGAGGTTTGCTTGGCAGCACCTTCAGTGTGTAGCTCAGCCGCAACTCCAAGAAATGCTTCAGAGTTTAAGGCATTTAATCATGGAACAGTTATGGCAGACATTGCTAGATCTGCTGGTCCAGACGTCCCACTAGTTTTAATTGAAGCAGGCACAACTAAGACTGGAGTTATTACTGGAATTCAGCTGGCTAATGCTCTTAATTGGGTAATTACTAATTCGGCTAAGTATAACATTAAGGCAGTATCATTTTCCTACAACTAAGGTAATGGTGCAAAATGTTCTCCAGCATCGCCAGGGGTAGCTATTAAAACAACTCACGATAATGTGGTTAAGGCTATTACGGCTCTAAAGACATCTAATGTTAAGTTCTATGCTTCTTCTGGAAACTATGGAAGCGGAAACAATATTGATTATCCAGCCTGTATCTCAGACTCTATTGCAGTTGGCTCTACTCAGTTTATTGGTAGCACACAGAGATCAGACGTGGTTCTTTCTGGCAATGGATATACGAGCAAAACTTTAAAGTCTACCAGGACAGCGGTCCAAGGGTTGCACGACTCCTTTCCAATCAACCTAGTAGATGCTAATCCGTTTATGGTTGGCTTTACAACATCTGTAGCAACCGTTACTGCTGCAGTCAAAAATAACTAAATAGGTTTTCTCCCTTAGCTCAATGGCAGAGCAGAGAGCTGTTAACTCTAAGGTTCGTGGTTCGAGTCCACGAGGGAGAGCTTATGGTGTGGTCCATACCACTCCCACGGGTATAGGGATAAAAATGGACATAGCGAATGTTGCATAGTGGTAGTGCCTCAGTCTTCCAAACTGACGGTGAGAGTTCGATTCTCTCCATTCGCTCTAATGGTTTAGTCTACACCACTCCCAATGAGAGAAGGGATAAAAGTGGACACCAGGCCCTGTAGCTCAGTTGGTTAGAGCGCCTCCCTGTCACGGAGGAGGTCGCCAGTTCAAGTCTGGTCAGGGTCGCTGCCACTGCGTTTGCTAGTTTTTCGTGGTGGAATGACTCCGCTTAAAGTTTCGTCTTTAGGAGAAAACTAGCACTGGCTCTCATCGTCTAGTGGCCTAGGACGTCGCCCTTTCACGGCGGTAGCACGGGTTCAAATCCCGTTGGGAGTACGCCTCTTTAGCTCAGTGGTAGAGCAACGCACTTGTAATGCGTAGGTCGTCAGTTCAATCCTGACAGGAGGCTCGAAGAAAGGCATATATGTTAATTGTTGGCGGAGTAGACATTGGCAATAGGCTAGATATTGGTAGCAGAATGATATCTGCAATCAAAGACTCAGACATTGTCTTGGTCGAAAATAAATCTATGTTTGATAATCTTTGTAAAGATTTGTCAGTTGTTCCGTGTGGATCTGTTATTGAGTACTATGTCCCAATGGATGAAGCGCTTGAAGAGCCAATAATTTCAAAAGTTGTTGAGGCACTCAAAAACAATAAAGATGTTTTGATATGTCCAGATGATGGGATGGCTAGCATAGCAGACCCAGGCGGCAAAATAATTGTTATTGCTCATGAGGAGGGCTTGCCAGTAGAAGTGATTCCAGGCCCATCGATTATTTCAGCCCTGCCTGCTATACTTGGGATAGGTGGAAAATCATTTATATTCGAAGACGATGTTCCAGGAGAGTCTTCAGACATTCGGATAGAGAGGCTCGTCTGGATTAAAGAAAGCAGAATGCCATACTTGTTTTTAGTTAAAAATAGAAGAGATCATAACTCTAAAGTTTTGTAAATTTTAAAAGATATCGAAACTGTTTTTGGCAAGTATTGTCAAATTGGAATTGGTATAAATGTTAGCATGGCAAATCAAACGATAGCTAGGGGCAGTGTGTCAAAAATTATTAGTAAAGTCTCAGACATGACTATACATCAGTCAGACTTTATTTCTATCTTGATTGCAGGAAACCGTGGATAAGCCAGATATACTCACTAACACGGACTATGACTTTGGCATATGGAAATCAAGCTATGATCCAAACTTTGTAGAAATTTCTTTTAAATCTAGAGTTCCAGAGAAGTGGTTAAATTTTCAAAAAATTGCATCATCAGAAAAATATAAAAGCAGTGTTATAAAGCCAATTAACAAATACGCAGAAGCTCTCTATCCAGCACCAAAACTAATCAGCATCGATGATAATTTTATTAGACTAAGGCAATACAGCCATGCAGAAGTTTTTATTCTAGTGAATAAAAAAGAAAGAAAGTTTCTAGATAGACCTTGGTTGCGACAATTCTACAAATCATCTTATGTTGCAGACCTGGACCCCGAGTGTTTTGACGATATGTTTGTAGCGTATACTCCTTGGATAATTGATTCAGCCTGTGAAGTTAGATTTGTAGTTCCAGAAGAAGAGTCTGCATTTAAAGTATTTGAAACCACAAGGAATTGCATTAAAATTCCTGAAGAAACAAGATACCTTGAGCCATTCATGATACCATTTAGATTTAAAAAAGAAGGCAGCCATATGGCAGACTCTGAGTTTGGAAAGGTCAAAAGGCTGTCTCCAGTTTACGATATGGTAATTTCCAGGAATGCTATAATAGACTTAGGGATTAAGGAATTTTATGCCAAAGATTAAGTTTTATCAACATAGCGAGAGCACTTCTGCCTATACAGATCCGCCTCAGCCAGCATCAAAGTTTGTGCCAGAGTGGTATAGAAAGCAAAAGGGCACAGTTAATGATGCCGAAACACTTCCAAAGGGATACTCTACCTCAACTGTTAAAAGGTGCATGCCAGTTTTTGACATAATGACTGCTGGCTATATGATAACTATGCCATGCGACGTCTACCTAGATTCTACAAATCCATAAAAGCTAACTTGGTCTATACCAATTGCAATTAAGCAATTCCAGGCAGACATGTTTTCTTCCCATGAAAAACAACAATATGACGAATACCCAATAGATAAAAGTCGTCAACATGAAACATTGTTCAGAATAATGCCGTTCTGGTATATGAAAACAGATCCTGGATATAGCACACTATTCTTAAATCCAGTTCACAGAGACACCTACCCACTAACTGCAATACCAGCTTTAGTTGACTCCGACAAGTTTATTACAGAAGGCCACCTATCCTTTATTGTAGAAAAGGGGTTTAAGGGTATAATTAAGCGTGGCACTCCATTAGTACAAGTCATTCCAATCAAGAGAGATGACTGGGAGTCGGAGATTACAGAAGCAGAAGACTCAAAGAAAACTTTATTAAACCAGAGACTTAAGCTACGTAGCATGTTCGCAAATGGCTATAAGCTTATCTTTAGATCAAAGAAAGAATATAATTAGTGTCAAACATAATTAATTTTATTCCATCTTTTAGAATGCCTGGAGACAGGCTAACTGCTCCACAGCCAGCGACAAGGCATGTCCCAGAATGGTATAGAAGCTTGGCAAAGTTTGAAAAATCTAATAGCGACAAGACGCTAAGCCCCCAAAACTCTCTAGGAACCGATGGAGCACAGGTGGCTACAAAAATGTGTATGCCCTTCTTTGATGCGCTAACAGCTGGATACCAGTATGTTTTAGAGGATGACCTTTATGTAGACTTGGATGAAAACGGAGTTCCAGTTTTGTCCTGGAAAGGTGACGTCATGATTGTAGACACTAGGCCAACGATAGAGGTTCCAGTTCCAGATAACTGCCACCCAATTCACTATGGCTGGAGGATGAATTGGTATTACGAAACCCCACCAGGCTACTCTGTACTGGTTACACAACCGATGAATAGGCACGACCTTCCGTTTTATACCCTGTCTGGAATTGTGGAGTCCGACATTTGGGGTCTTCCAGTCTTTACTGCATTTTTTCTAAAGAGAAATTTTAGAGGGGTGATTCCCAAAGGCACGCCAATATTTCAAATAATCCCATTCAAAAGAGAAGACTGGGAGTCAAAGGTTATAGATACAGACGAAGAGCTAGATAAGCATGAGCTCATGGCTGAAAATAGGCGATCTATGCTTTATGGATATTATAAAAAATTTGCCTGGAGAAAAAAGAATTTTGGTATATTTAATAAAAAGTCACCAGAGGTAAGCCATGACGACAACGATTGATGCCGTTATCTATTCATACAAAAATAAATTCCTAAAGGAAGTTGTTGACAATCTTATTTCGTCAACCAGTAATGACATTTATATACACGTTTATGACCAACACCCTTTAGACAGAAAAGAAATGTTCGATAGCCCACAAATATCATATAACCATATTTTTTGGGATTACCTAAATAGCCCTTGCGAGTATAAGTCGAAAACAATTCACGAGAGCTCTTCGGAATACTTTTTAGTATTATCAGATGACATTATGGTTAAAGATGGTTGGGACAACATCTTAATAGATTTTATTAAAGATAATAAAACTATTGTTTCTGGCATAGGCAAGCAGCACTTTAAAAACAGGGACCTGTTTACAATAATTGCGGAATCCGAAGAGTCAGATAGTTTTGTTCAAAGCAGCATTATAAGTAAGAATTTAATTTTTTCAAAAACAAAGACCTTAAAGCCAGTTACCTATCCTATAAAAGTAAAGTATCTTGGGGAAGATGAGTTGCTATCTTTTAGTTGCTTTGAGAAAGGCTACCATGTTTATAATGCCCCAAGTTCTTTGGGATCAGACCTTGAGCAAAGAACCCTAGAGACTAAGTATAAAACATTTTCTATAGAGCATAAGTATGGTAAAGTTATAGATACAATATCTGATAGTTTTTGGAGGTATGTGGGACTAGATAAGTGTCCAATACTGCCTTTGCCATATACAAATGACGATGTTTTATACAACCCAAATAGTCTTAAAATAAATGACATAGATTCCAGGAAATTTATTTCTAACGTAAAGTCGATATACTAAATAAGGAGAACCATGACACACAGAATTACTATCATTGACAACTTTATTACACCAGAGGACGCACAGACTCTAATTGATGAGCAAAAGAATCCTTCTGAAAGAAACCCATATCCAGAATACTACTCTGAGCGATATGGTGGCACAGCATTTCCATACAATAAGCGTGTTATGGACATATTGATTAAGTATGGTCATAAATCAAATGATGTTCATAAAGAAAAGAATGGATTTGTAAATCCAATTTATGTGTTTAAGGCTTTTGGTTCATGGTGGAACCCAGGAACAAAGGGAGACCTGCATATGGATGCCCAAGATCCAGAGCCATTTATTGAGTGGAGTACGATAATTTATCTAAATGATCCTAGTGATTATGAAGGCGGTCTTATATATTTCCCAAACCAAGATTTTGAATATAAGCCAAGGAAATACTCTGCTGTATTTTTCCCAAGCGCAGGATCAGAATATATCCATGGAATTACAACAGTTACATCTGGGGCAAGGCACACGGCCTTGTATATGCACACAAGCATTCCTAAGTATCTAGATCCAGAATTTCATCCAGAAGTAGATAGAAGCATTTGGCCAGCACAACAGCACCCATACTCTAAGGAGTAATGTTGAGAATTTTTGGATTTAATGAAACATCTCACGATGCGGCCCTTGCCGTTATTGACAGCAACACAATTTTGTTTGCGGGTCATGCTGAAAGATATAGCAAAGAAAAAAATGACTGGTATACAAACAAGGCTCTCTGGGATGATGGTCTGAAGTTTGGAGATCCAGATGCCATAGCTTATTACGAAAAGCCAAGGCTAAAGCAGCTGAGGCTACTGCTACGAGGTGGCAAGGCTGAATGGAAGCCAAGGCATAGACACGACAAAGCATTTAAGCATCACTACTCACATGCCTGTGCTGGCTATTATACAAGTTCATTTGACAAAGCAGCGATAGTAGTTCTAGATGCAATCGGAGAGTTTTCGACCTCTACCGTCTGGGCGGGTGATGGGGAAAATATAAAACTAATTAAAGAGATTAAGTACCCACTTAGCTTTGGATTATTCTATACTGCTTTCACAGACTTGATCGGATTAAAGCCAAATGAGCACGAATATATTTTAATGGGCATGGCTGGATACGGAGATCCAAACAGATACTATAAAAAAGTTTTACAGTATTTCCCAAACACTAAACAGCAGAAGTACAATTACCACAAAGGAATCCACGACTGGGAAGAAGAGATTGACGAGCAAGCAAAATTTGACATAGCTGCTGCAGTTCAGCTAGTGTATGAGCTAAGGCTAACTGACTTTATGCACGACGTTAGGTCAAGACTTCTGCCAGATTATAATAACCTTGTCTTTATGGGTGGCTGTGCACTAAACGCATCTGCAAATACTATTCTTTGGAAAATTTTTGACGATATCTGGATTATGCCAAACCCAGGAGATGCTGGATCCTCTTTAGGGTCAGCTCTAGCGGTTCTGAATAAGCACATAAAGTGGGAAGGTCCGTATCTGGGGTATGACCTTGGTGGAGAATATCCCATTCAAAAGATTTTTGATCGTATTATGAAAGATGGGGTCGCTGCCGTGGCTACTGGCAGGGCAGAGTTTGGGCCAAGGGCATTAGGGAACAGGAGTATCTTGGCAGATCCAAGAGATCCTAACATAAAAGATAGAGTTAACTTAATAAAACAACGTGAGCTATTTAGGCCCTTTGCTCCAGTCATAATGGAGGAGTATGCCTCAGAATGGTTTGACATGGACTATACAAGCCCTTATATGCAATACACTCCTAAATGCTTGAAGCCAGAACTAATTCCTTCTGTTGTCCATGTGGACGGCACTTCCAGGGTACAGACGGTTAATAGGTCTCAGCATCCAGGACTCTATGACCTGCTGAAGATGTTTTATGAAAAAACTGGGGTGCCTTTGCTTTTGAATACTAGTCTTAATATAAAGGGCCAGCCGTTGCTTAATGATGAGAATGATATAATTGACTGGGAACAAACCTACGGAACGGAAATAGTTAGATGAAGTATGACATTTTAGACTTAGGCTTAGTATACTACAAAGAGGCTATTGAAAAGCCTAACGAGCTTATTAGTTTAATAGAAGATCTTGACAAAAGATTTTTAGCAAATGAGCATGGGGATCAGTATACTTTTGTTAAAGAGTGGTCCCCCTGGAAGTATGGAAATACGACTTTCAACATGCAAAAATTTTTCCCAGAGTCTCATGCAATATTTGACAACGACTACTATGCATCAGAAATGAGAGTAATAGCAGATATTCTTTATGGGTCTTTAGAAAAAGCTTTCTCTCACTACTCTAAGCAGATCTATCCATTCGCAGAAAATAACGTAAAGTCTAGAGAGCCAAGCATTCATTTGTTAAAGTACGGGCCTGGAGGACACCTGCCAGCCCACCAAGATCAGGGAGTTTCTACTAGAGTCCTTTCATCAGTAATGTATCTAAATGATAATTATGAAGGCGGAGAGATTGAGTTTATAAATTCTGGCGTTAAGCTAAAACCAGAAGCTGGAAGCATTATTTTCTTCCCATCTAACTTTTTATATGTACATGAGGTGTATCCCATAGCATCTGGCTTTAGATATTCGATGCCACACTGGTACCACAATACAAAACAAATGCTTGACTCTACTGGCGATGAATGATATAATTGTTTCGTAAGGGGAATTTTCTGTGCCAAAATACGAATATAAGTGCAAAACTTGCGGGTTGTCTGAAACGATTGTGAGAGGCATTTCAGATAAAGAGGTTGTTCCTCAATGCGGGTCTTGCAATATTCCTTTAAATAGGATATACTCTTCTATAGGGGTTGCCTTTAATGGTGGCGGCTTCTACTCAACCGATAATAAAAAATAAGGACATATAGCTGTGTTAGTTAAAGAAGAAAACAAAAGCTGGATTTTAACTGTAACAGATCGCTGCGACTCTGAAAATTGCGGCGCTCAGGCCTACGTAATGGTAACTGGTGTCACTGGAGATCTAACTTTCTGCGCTCATCATTATAACAATATAATGGACAACGCCGTCGGGTATGACAAGATGATGAAATTTGCATATAAAATTGCTGATGAGCGTGAAAGATTAATAGAAAATCGTTTGGTTGGTGAAAATTGATTATTCAAATGTTTGGCATGGATGCAAATGCTAGAAATATAATTGGCAAGCGTCTTGCAAAAGAATTAGATGCCTGGTACCTAGACAGTACAGATCTTCCTATGGGACATACTCAGCCCCAGCAAGCCAGATGGCTCAGGGTAGTATCAAAGCTATTTGATAGAAACTACCACGGAGACATTATCACTAGCGGATATTTTGCCACTGCAGAGGCCCGAGAACAGTATAAGGTTGAAGAGGGCAGGGTAATGCCAGACTTAGCAATCTATGTAGACAGCATACCTCACGAAGACTTTGACAAGATTCCTGGGTACATTGAACGTAAGGTTCAGCTAGTAGATAACCACGATAATATAGAATTTCAAGAACTAAGCTATTGGGAAGAGCCAGACTCCAGCGAGTATGACATCCACATAACTAATTTTGGAAATGATGAAAACAATTCCGCAGAGTATTGGGTAGGAGTTATTTTGGCTAAAATTAAGGAGATCAACCATGTATGAGTATTACGTAAAAGAAGTAACCAAGGTAGTCGATGGGGACACCATTGATGTTATTATAGACTTGGGCTTTGACATTATGTTTGCATCTAGAGTGCGTCTGGCTGGTATTGATACCCCAGAGTCTCGCACTGCAGACAAGAAAGAAAAGGCGCTTGGCCTTGAGTCAAAGAAGTATCTTGAGGCCAGGATCAAGGCAGCCAAGAATGTAGTCATTAAAACTGAGAAGCTTGATAGTTCTGAGAAGTATGGCCGTATCCTTGGATGGATCTACTTAGATGGTGAAGGCAATTCTGTCAACCACGAGATGATTGAAAATGGCTACGCCTGGGGTTATCTTGGAGATACAAAAGTAAAAGATTTCGATGCATTGCTAGCTAAAAGAAATGGAAAATAATTCAGAAGAGTCCATAGAATATTTGATTCTAAATGGATATATAGAGGTTGCTGGAATCGACAAAACGTCTGGTGACTTCTTATACTCTTTTACAGAAGAGGCCAAGACTATAATCCCCGATCTAAGAAGACAGCTTGATGAAGAATTTTATAAATCAATAGTCTATCTATGGGAGCGAGGGTTTTTGGAGATGGACATTGACTCCGACAACCCAGTGGTAAGCTTAAAAGATAAGGCCCTAGATCCAGACGCAGTTTTTGCATTACCAGAAGAGCATAGGAATGCAATGATGAACATTATTGACGCTCTAAGCAGGCTGTGGTAAAGCTATGGAATTTTTAGCTGGATCTATTTTTACAATTTTTTTAATTGTTTTGTCAAGGGGAATCCTATTAGAGTTAGACTTTAAAAGAAAATACCTATCTATTCGCAAGCTAGTCTATAGACAAAGCCATGTCTACGATCTGGTTGGTGCTGAAATTAATAGGATGGTCAACTTCCCACAACCAGCCAAGACCCAATCTAGAAACTTAATGGCTAAAGATGAGCTTCGGTTTGTCTTCGTTGATAGCCTAGCATACTGGATTAAAGATAATTGCTTCTACCAGGCCGATGTCGTTGATGGAAAAATTGATGATTTTTCTAAAAAAAAGGTTGACACAATGGGTATGAATAAGGTAGAATTAGACAAGATGTTTTTTATTGTTCAAAAGCTTACGGAAGGCAAGAAAAATGATGGCAGGGATCCAAGGCTCAAAGACCTTTGATGACTACGCTATTTTCCTTTCTGGGATGGCATTAGTTTTGCGTAAGTTAAAGGATACAGACGAAGAGCTAACAATCTTTAGCGCTGGTCCAAGAAGAGTAAAAGAAATGGCACTTGAATTTATAAATGTTTCAAATTTTAAATCTCGTGGAATTAAAGTAAAACTTGTTAATGTGCCAGAGTCTTGGTTTAAAAGCAACTTTTATAAGTTAGAAATGTTTTCCTTTTTTTGTAATAAGAAGGAGCCATATTCAGAACTTGTAGGTTTCTTAGAATCAAAAGATGTCGATGTTCAAATTCATAGATATCAAGAAGTAAAATAAAATAAATAAAATAATGTTTAGCATAAGGAGTGATGATGGTTATCAAATCACTTGAACAAATGGAAAAGATTGTTGAATCGAACAAATCTCTTTCTTGGAATGGATGGGATGTAGTACATCTTATACCAAACCCTGCTGCCTGGTCAAAGCCAGACGGTGCCTATGTCAAGGGTAGGTGGCACACTCAAAAGATATTTGCTCTGTCCACCAATGGCTGGGAGATACCAAACAAGTTCATGGGGTGACTAAATGCAACCCAATGAATGGAAAAATGAAGCTTCATGCCAGGACTATGATCCAAATTTATTTTTTGATAAATACGAAGAAGATCTAACTCTTAGGCCTGCCATAGATAAGCTATGCTCTAAATGTCCAGTTGCAACACAGTGTTTTGCAGTGGGCATCTCCCAAAAAGAATGGGGAGTCTGGGGTGGAGTTTATCTAGAAGGCGGTAAAATTTCTAGAGAATTTAACAAGCACAGGAGTAAGCCAGAATGGGCAGAAACCTGGAAATACTTAACGATGGATAACTAATGTATACAGATGCAATGCAAAGGGCCTTTAGGTCATTAGATCATTTTGCTCCCAAGGGTTTTGGGGTGCAGGTTATAGACAACGATAACTTTATTACGGTAAAAGCAAAAGAAGATGTCTTTATGAAATTGGTTGACGAAGACAAGCGCCGTGCTGTAGAATATATGATAAGAGTTAAAAAGGCCCTAGAGGACAACGGGGCTATCGTGCTGCTAGTTAGAGAGGGTGGGGTGGAGACTCAATGAGTTTTGATCTAATTGAAGTAATACTATCTGCCGTAGCAGTGGCTTTTTTGTTTGCCACCCTTTTAATTTATGTTGTATTTAAGGCAAGGGTTACAAAGCTTTATGCTACTGTAGCCCAGCTAGTTATAGATAAGCAAATTCTTTCAGACGAAATAAAGAGACTTTCTTTTATTGCAAATAACAGCCCGAGCATTGAGAATGATTTTGTTAAGTTTTTGTCAGAATCTAGGTCTAGCGCATATGAGTACATAGAGGATTTTCAATCTGCCCTTCAAGAGTTAAAAACTCTTATTGAGTCTGAGGCTAATGACTCGCAAATAGATGGCTGTTATCAAAAACTAATTAATCTTTTGCCGTCTGAAGATTCGGACAAGGCAAAATAAAATGCTACCACTAAAAGATCCAAACGCAATTGACACAAGCCTAGCCCTTTTCTTTAAGGGAGAGGGTGGATTTTGCTGTATATCTAATTGTGATAGCGCTGTATACAAGGTATACGAAACTATAGAAAAACGGTTCTTGCCGTTTTGCAAAATACACTACACCACTATCTCTTCAGAGGTATTGTGGTAGATATAATAAGGAGAAAAATGAACAAAGCAGTAATTGAGTCCTACCTAAGAAACCTTCTTGGTCAGGTCATTGGAGCAATCATGATTGTTATGCAGACCTCAGGCGTCAGCACACCAATTGACTTTGGGGGAGGCGAGTGGCTACTAGTTGCTAACGCACTCTGGGCATCTCTTATCCCAGTAATCCTTCGTTGGGTAAACAAGGCAGACCCAGCATTTGGAGCAGTTGCAGAAATTGCAGCAAAGGAAGTTTCAAAGAAGCTATCTACTGCAGCAGCTTCTACCAAGAAGAAGCCAGCAGCAAAGAAGCCAGGATCTGGTAATAGCGGAAAGTCAAAGCAAGTTAAGTAATTTAGAATAGAGAATAGCGGTCTGCATTTTTGCAGGCCGCTTTTTCTTATTCCTGGGTATTTCCAAACTCTGGCTGAAAAACGTACTCAACTTTTGGCTGGTAGTATTTGTTAGGATCTAAAAGACTCTGCCTGCTTTCTCTTTCTTCAAAAGTGATTTCATTAAAAAAGCAAACCATAGTAGTCCTAGTTCCACTTTTTACAGGGTGGACCTTATGCTCATAGCTATATCCAGATGGGAATAAAAATAACTGTCCAGCCTTTGGTTTTACAGTTACTCCAAAATGTATAAACTCTAGCTCTCCACCTTCGTAATCGTCATTTGGGTAATAAACCATTGAAGCGGTTCTCGGAGTGGCGAAGGTATCATCAGAGTGAGATCCAAAAAACTCACCTGGTCCAGTAAACTTGGTTATTCTAAGGTCTTCCCTACTCTTTGCACCTAGATTCCAGTGGTATAGATAAGAGTCGATAACTTCTTCTAAGCCCTCTGTTACCTCTGGATCGCTCCAAATCCAACAGGTCTGACTTTTTTTGCCAGTATCTTCATCTAAATAATCTTCCCGAATCCATCTTTTATTGCCATTAGGGTTTTTATCCCAATACTCATCGCCGTCAATTTTATTAAAAAATTCTATAGAGTTTGGCCAAATATTGCTATAAATGTGTACACCAGGGATTGGAGACTCGTATGGAAATACGTTGCCTCTACGGCTTTTTGTGACCCCAGATTGGGCATCCTCTAAACGTTCTTTGTTCACGTATTACCTTTCAATTATATAAAAATTATATCACAGAATCTGGTACAATTAATTGCTCAAAAGAAGGGGGCACCCATGAAAGAATTAATTTTTGTAAGCGGAGACAACTGCTTAGCATCAGAGGAAGTCCAGGAAAAGGTTGATCTATTTAGCCAGCAGCATCCAGATGTTTCCATAATTAGACTTAAGGCTGGACAGGACGAGGATCAGTTTGCAGAGTTGTCTGGCGGATGGAGATTTAACGCTACGCCTGCATTTGCCGCTAAGGTAGATGGAATGATTACCGACAGACATCAGGGAAAGTTGTGCGAAGTAAGACTTGCAAAAATGTTTACTAGTGAAGAGAACTAGTAAATAAATTTTCTACCTTTACCAATTTCTTTTTTTATTTTCCTAAATCTATACCAAACAAGAAATTTTTTAATCATTAAATAGGCCCCTTTTATTTATTTCATTATAAAAATTTTCTTTCCAAAACATGTGATACAGTTTGCCAGAATGACCATCTCTTCTGTTAAGATCATCTTCTTCTAGTTTTCCATCTGGCCTATGAGCTTTTATAAAATTAGCAAGTTCTGTATCTGTATGACCTATAAAGAAATTCTCACTTTGATTAAATATGCGGTGGTTTTCATTTTCTTCTGAATCCCATGTAGTCCACAAAACCTTTATATTGAGTAACTTGCAGTATTGCTCAAAAAGTTTCCAGCTAATTATAAAATTTATCAACATCTCCATGTGTTCTTCTTCAGTCGCAGATCTCATTCCATCATGCTCTTTTGGATCCCCTACGCCGATTGGAAATCTTTGAATATATCTCCATATTCTTTCACTGTCAAACCACTTAAACATTCTATCAATATTGGGTAATAGTATAAATAGGTGCGTTGGGGTTCCATATTTTTTTATGTATATCATAACGCTAGTGATTATTTTTTGCCATCCAAATCCAGACTTTGCAACACTATAGAATCCACCAATATCGTAGTCATTTTTTAATGATTCGTGTAGCATTTTTGTCCATACAGTGTCTAAGCTTGAGCCAACCCCTTCAGTTTCTGAGCAGCCAGCAAAAAGGACATGATACTTTTCTGAATGATCAACTATAAAGTCATCACTCCTAAACCATTCATTATTAAATTCATAAACAATATTTTCGTCAGGAACTATGCCATGCCTACTTGGTCCATCAACTTCCACTGGGTGTATTAGCGTCGTCTTTGAAAAAGAATCTCTGGAATTTTTTGCCCAGGTTATGTCAAATTTATTAAAAAACACATCGTCAATACCAGAACTTTTTTCAATATTGGCAGCAGTTACTAAAAAGTTAGAGATGTCTTTTTTCTTTGTATTAAGATCACGTTTCAAAATATTTTCCTTAAATAAATGTCATAAAATCCAACTGGATGTAGTGCCAAAAAGACAACTTCCCAGTTTCTATTATAGTACAAAAATTCATTTACTGCCTGGTATGTACCATAGGAGGAGTCTTCAATAATTCCATCATAGATTAAATAGTCATTAATCCCAAGGTATCCTCCAACTGGAACCATGTCCTTGCACTTGTCCAGGGTGTCACGGATTGCAAACCTTTCATTGATAAAATCAATATATATAAAATCGTATTCATAAGACTGGTTAATTTGGTCAGGAGCCTTGCCCTTTATAGTCAATACGTTATGCCCGCTATACTTTTTATCTATATAGTCCTGATGCGTTTCGGGAGAGTAAAGAAGTTCATGCTTCTTGCCATCACATTTGCACTCTCCAAACTTTCTCCAAGACCAGCACTTTAGATCCTGGTTGTAGGTATCCATTAAGTGAAGCACTGCGGGATTTTTGGAGCAAACTAAATCAGCGTAATATCCCCAGGCAACTCCTATCTCTAGGTACCTGAGGTTTTCTGGAAGATACTTTATAAAATGTTCTCGGCTTGGGATAACTTTAGAATTTGCTAACTGAGATTCTGAAATCTCTCTAGCGCTTTCTACTAGGGCATTATCAAAACCCTGATTTTCCGATATATCTAAATATCTTGTTGGAATTTTTGGCACATCTGTCCTTTTCTTATATTCTACCATATGCTATAATATATGTGCGTTAATTTTAATAATTACAACGCTTAATAAGGAGATTTTTATGCCAAAAGCACAATACCCGATTGACGGGAAAAAGGGAAAAGCTTGGAAGATTACGAGCGGTTTCGGATGGAGGGTGCATCCTATAGAGAAAATCAAGAAGCATCATAATGGCGATGACCTGTGGGGCAGCAATCCAAAGATTTATTGCGAAGCTTGGCACGATGGCACAGTGGTTTACGCTGGCACATCAAAGCTAAAGAACGCTGACGGCTCAATTGGTGGCGTAGGATATTACGTTGACCTACGCTCTAAGGTTAATGGCAAGTGGTATGTTGCTCGTTATGGCCACATGGTCGAAGGCTCTTTGAAAGTAAAGACTGGTCAGAAGATCGAAGCTGGAACCATTCTTGGAATCATGGGAAACACTGGCGCTTCTGCTGGTCGTCACCTTCACTTCGAGATCGTAGAAGGCAAGGTCCACCGCTGGGATCTAAACGGTAAGGGATTTGTTAGCCCTATCGCTTTTGTTGAAGCAGTAATGGCTTACGAAAAGTTAAGAGACTCTGCTCCAGCTGCAACACCAGACGATGGGGTGCTAGACGACACCCCGCCTAGCTTTGACGTAAGCAGCTTAAAGGCCAAAGCAAAGCCTACTGGAAAGCTTGTAAATCCAGTTCCAGGTTTTGGAGCAAAGCCTAAAAAGAAGAAGTAGTATAGTATAAACAAAGATAGGCGGATTGCTTTTGCAGTCCGCCTTTTCTTTTGGTATAATATATATGCCTGCCAAATGGAGGCAATTAACTCGCTTAACATAAGGAGATGATATAAATGGTTATTACAACACCATTCGGAGGACTTGGTCTAGATATTGACAAGTTCTTTTCTGCTACTAGCACCACCCCAGCATACCCACCCTACAATGTTGTCAAGATTAATGATGACAAACTTGTTATGGAATTTGCGGTAGCTGGATTTAAAAAGAAAGACATCAGTATTACTACTGAAAAGAGCGTTCTTTCTATCAAGGCTGAAAAGCCAGAAACGACAGAGAAGGAATATCTTCATAAAGGTATTGCTGCTAGAAAGTTTCATCGCTCATTCACACTACCTGAATATTTTGAGGTAGAGTCTGCTGGCTTTGAGGACGGCATTCTGTATATCGATCTGATTAGGAATGTCCCAGAAGAAAAAAAGCCTAAGCAGATTACAATTTCGTAGTACAATATAAGAGTCCCCACGCAGGGCAAGGTGTCGCTTACCTTAGGATGATTAGTTACCATTTTACTAGGCATCGCCAAGGTCTCTGTGTGGGGATTTTTAGTGCTATAATATATGTATGCCATATCATGTTGGAGCTAAGGGGTCTTACGGTTGCTCGGGGTACCCTGCACTAAAAGATGATGGAACCGTAATGGGTTGCCACACATCTAAAGAAGAAGCAGCTAATCAAATTTATGCCATCAATCAGTCTGAAGGCAACATTGATGAAAAAGAAATAGTCACAAATGATGGTGGAATGGGAATCAAGAATCCAGATGAGTGGCCAGTATCTAAGGCAGATCCTTGTTGGGAGGGCTATACTCAGCGTGGCATGAAGCCAGGGGATAATGGAAGAATGGTTCCAAACTGTGTACCAGTTTCAGAAGCTGATGCATCACTTACTGAGGGAGACTTCGTAATGGCAAGGACTACTGAAGGTATGATCGTAGGTCAGGTAGAGCACATTATGATTGAGGGTGGAACTTATGGAGAGCCAGGAAATCCTTATGCAGTAGAGTCTACTCCAGAAAACCCAGCAGTAGCAATTAGAATTTTAGAAGAAGACGATGGAGTCTACTATTACACACCATATTCAATTGGTGCGTTGATGTCAGATGTTGAAAGAATTAATATGCCTAACATTAGTATGGAAGATTATGAAGATGATGGATATATGGACAAAGCTGAAGGCTACTCTCCTCCTGCTGGGGCTAGGGCTGCTGCTCGTAGGGCTATCAAGTTCAAGGAAGACGGTAAGGCTACAGGAGCTGGAACTGCAGTTGGATGGACTAGAGCTAGACAACTGGCTAATGGAGAGACACTCTCGCTAAGCACAGTAAAGCGTATGTACTCTTACTTCTCACGTCACGAGGTAGACAAGAAGGGCAAGGACTGGGGAAACCAAGCTAACCCATCTAATGGATACATTATGTGGCTTGCTTGGGGTGGAGATGCTGGATATTCCTGGTCAAGAAGGATCTCTCAAAGAGAAGCTGACAAGGCCCTGTTCTCTGACTTTGGAAAGGACTTCACAAGCTCTGTGAAGCTCTCTGAGCCATTTGCATAGGCCAACGGTATAATTATACCCCCCTGGTTTAGCTTTAAGACTCTAAATCGTTCTCTCTCTGGTAGGTCCTAATCTTATGCAATTTGCACAAACAACGTCGCACTTTTTAACTTCTTTCCAGGCTGCCTCTACCCCAAAGTTTCTTAATACCCTGTAGACAACGTCTATCTTAATTTCTTCTGGCCTATGATCAAACTCTAATACGTAATGGGGGAAGTGACTTCTGCAATCTGCACAGCCATGCTTTTCTTTATGGAGGTGCAACTCCTCCAGCGTAGAATGCAGTTGCTTTCTCTGTTTGGCAGACGCTGTCATACGCTATAATTGTATCATGACATTACTAACGTTCCCTGGTGTACTATGGCCAAGGTAGGCTCTTTGTGGATTGGGGATGGTCTTGGTTTTGTCCAAAGACTATGCCTGACATCTTTTGTTTACTATGGTCACGAGGTGTCTCTCTATGTTTATGACATGGACATGAAAGTCCCTGCTGGGGTTATCAAGAAAAATGCAGAGGAGATAGTGCCTGCAAATAAAATTTTTAAGCATCATGGTCAACTCGCTGCTTTCTCAGACTACTTTAGATATAAGATGATAGAGAAAACTGATCTTATGTGGGTTGATGCAGACACTCTGTGTTTAAATAAAGATTTCTTTGAAGATACTCCATTTGTTTTTATAAAAGAATCTGACACGTTAATTGCTGGAGGAATTTTAAAAATGCCAAGCGACCACGCTATGACTAAACAAATTAATGTTCAGGCTAGCTCATTACTGCCTAGGCTAAAGACCAGCTCCAAGTCTTTTAAGTGGGCAATGCTAGGCCCAATGCTTTTGACCAAAATGGTGAATAAGTTTGGGCTATCTTCTTATGCACAACCAGCAAGATTAGTTAACTTGTTAGATCATTGGAGTTTAGGGAAAAACTTTTGGAATCCAAAAAATAAAGACGAGATTGTTAAAGCTTCAGAAGCAGCATATTGTGCAACATTTTTTACTGGATCACTAAGAATGCAAGGTTTTGACACTGAGCAAAGTTTGCCGAAAGGTTCTGCAATAGAATATTTTGCTAAAAAGTTTGGGGTATCTCTGTGAAAGTTTTTATAGTCATTCCCTGGAGATCTCATCCCAGCAGGGTAGAAGCTTTTGAAAAAGTTACTAGTTTATACCAGGCCAACTTTCCAGACTTTGAAATAATTATATCCGACAGCTCAGAAAAAGACTTTAACCTAGCTCAAGCAAGAAATTCTGGGGCTAAGAAAGCCCTTGATCTAGGTGCTGACATAATCATCTTCAATGATGCTGACTTTTTTGTAGACCCAGCTGTTTTAAAAAAAGCAATTACCTATGCAGTAAAAAACAATGAGATTGCTGCACCCTACACTAAATACTTTCAGCATAAGGATGCCAAAGAGACTTCTGTCTTTCTAAAAAAGATTAGATATGACATGAAGCTAGGCAAGGAGTTCTCTCCACCTACGCTTTCTTATTCAGATACCCTTCCAAGAAGGTTGTGGCCATGTAGTGGGAGCATCGTTGTCCCTGCAGCTATATTCCAAGAGCTTGGAGGCTTTGAAGAAAGGATAAAGGGTTGGGGACCAGAAGATACCATGTTCCATAGAACCTATTTTGAAAAGTATGGAAAGCTGTTTGGATATATCTTTGGCTCTGCTCACTCTACATTTAATGATCCTACGTACCGTGGAGATAGACCAGAAAACCAACACTTCAAAGACCTTGTAGACTTTAAAGATAAAAGGGCATAGCGTGCAGTTTGTATACCTTTGTGGCCCTGGAACAAGTGAAGATCTCAAATACTCTATAAGATCATTAGTTAAAAACTTTAAAGATCCTGAAATAATATTGGTAGGAAACAAGCCATCTTGGTATACTGGAAAGTTTATCAGCGTAATCCAAAATGGAACTAAGTATGCAAATGTGCACAAAAACCTTGAAGCAGCTATCGACTCATCTGAAATAAACGAGAAGTTTGTTGTTATGAATGATGACTTTTATATTATAAAGAGCATTGATGACATAGCCTATAGCCACGAGGGTAGTCTGAGAGATAAGTATAGGGACTATTTAAGTTCCTATGCTAGCTACTCATATGTTAAAAAGATAACAAATACACACGATAAGCTTGCTAGGTTGGGGTTTTCAAATCCGTTGTCTTATGAGCTACATGTTCCATTTTTAGTAGAAAAGAGTAAGTTGCTAGAAGTTATTAAGTATAAAAACTTATTGTGGAGATCTATGTATGGAAACATCTTTAATGTTGGTGGAGAGCAGACCGCAGATGTTAAAGTCTACTTGACCAGCAATATGAGTTTTAAGGATTATGATTACCTTTCGGGAGACTCTCCGTTTTTATCAACAAATGACTCTTCATTTAAAGTAATTGAAAGAAATCTTTTAAGGGGTATGTTTAATGAAAAGAGTTATTTAGAAGTTTAAAGCTTAATGGCTTTTGCAAATACAACTCTAGATGCCATCTTAGATGCGCTAATAATAGCTATCGGAGCAGCAACGCTAAGAATTACTCCAGCCCACATACGTGGCTCTACCCAAACCCAATTCCAAAAATCAAAGGTGTGAAAAGCATTTGCAAGAACAGCAATTCCACCAAAGGCAATCATTCCAATCAGTGCTCCGCCAGTTTTTTCTTTCTTTCCATCTTCATCAATATGGGAAGCTAGGACCAGATAAGCAATAAGAAAGAGCAAATACATTAGCTCAATAAAGAAGAAGAACAGTCCAGCCATCCAAGCTTGCGACAGTCCTACAAAAGATGCAACTGATGTAATACCATTAAAAGATACTACGGCAGAAGATATGAAAGCTGCCAAAATTCCAATGAGCCATGTCCAAAGAATAATTTTTTGGTCCACCTGGATCTTTGGTGCACGCTTAGCCTCTTGAGATTCGTAACGCTTTAGCTTTTGGTCTTCTACCTTGTTTTTGGTAACCTCAGTACTAGTTTCTGCAGATCTCCTCTGCATTCTTTCTCTGCGTCTTGGGCTAATGCTTCCCCATGCGTTTATACTCATAGTCCTATTATACACTATTTACGGGTTTAGCTATTAGATTGCTATTGGCTAAAGCTAAGCCAAAAAGCTTGCAATTGCAATCTTAGTCCCAGAAATAACTGGCTCAGCTGAATGGTTGTAGACATAGTTGGATGGAAAAACAATCATAGAGTTTGCTTTTGGCTTAATACTAAGGTTAAATCTTTCAAAAAACAGTTCGCCACCTTCATAATCATCATTAAGATAATAGACTACCGAAACAGTTCTTAAAATTCCAGGAATGTTGTCTATGTGATTTTCAAAAAAATGACCAGCTTCGTATTTAAGGATTTCCAGCCTAGAATGCCATGTCATATAATCTATTTCATGATCTACAAGATAGTCTTTTTCTATTTTATCGAACATTGGCCTAATGATATCGTGTATCTCTATCCATAGATCAGCTGGCTCTTCATCTGGCGAAAGGTTTGCAAAATATTGTATATCAGCTTTTTCGTATAGCATTGGCACAGAAAGACAGTCTCGAATTTCTTTGTTATATTTTGGACGGATGTCTGTGATTTCTTCAGACGGATCTCTGTTCGCTGCAATTAATGCTGGGTACCACCTTAAATCATCCGAATATATTAGGTTGCTTAGCTTTTCAAAATTTTCACAAGCATCACTATACATAAATATGCCTGGTGCCAGCTGCTCTTTGTTCAATTCAATTACCTTTCAGTCAATATTTAAATTATACACTATTTGTGTCCCCAGTCAGACTCGAACTGACACTGAATGGATTTTAAGTCCACTTCCTCTGCCATTGGGATACGGGGACGTGGGGCGGATGGGACTTGAACCCATGACCGACGGATTATGAGTCCGCTGCTCTAACCAGCTGAGCTACCGCCCCTCAGTTTCATAATCTATTTGTGCTTTTAAAAATCTAAGATCCATCTCTATAGATTGGGCAGCTTCTTGGTTCATAAATAGCTCTATCTCAATAGCATCAAGCTTTTGAGATATTTCTTTTATTTCTTTTAGGAAATCTTCCATACACTATTTTACCGTAAGTTGAATTAAAAATCAAGGGTGTATGGGCTAGTCAGCAAGTTTTTCATAGGCCCAGCCAAGTATATCTTCAGCAACTTGATCATTTTCATATTGCTTTTCATAAATAAGATTACGAAGCTTAGAAAAAATCTTAACACGCTCAGACATTCTAACCATCTCAATAAGCATGGGATCTATTTCAGCGGTAGCCTTCGAGATATCATAATCAATCTCATTAGGATTGTCCATAATCAATTATAGCATTTATTCGCAAATGTATGAAAATGACATATGAAACTTATCGTCTGTATCTATGCCAACAGGAGTATTATTGTTAAATGTTTGATCTGCAGCACTACTTCCAATTGCCCATACTGTAAAAGTTGACGATGTTGGAGCAAGATGTCCCTTAAGACTATAGTGATCTATTCCTTGGTTTGTATTTTTATGAACAGATCCACCATAAACATCTGTGTGATACTTAGATGCAAAAGGCAGAGTTAATGAGTATTGTCCTGTACCAAAATTAGTTACAGTTGTAAACAAAACATCAATTTGTACAATTACAAGATTACCAATTTTTATATAAGATCCTGTTGCTGGAGTATTAGTATATGTTAATCCTGTACCACTCCAAACTGGGCTATAAGAATTGATAGTTGTTGTTCCAGTATCTAAGTTCGCATCTGCACCATCAGCTCCATCTGCTCCAGGTGCACCATCTTCACCTTTAGGAAGGAATATAGCCCACTCTGCAGTGTTACCAACTGGATCACCTAAGCCACCGCTTGATGTTGCAATGTATAAATTGTTATCGCTTCCTTTTACAACAGCAACATTTGCCAGGTATCCGTTTCCTGAAACGTAATTCCCTAAGTAAACAAGCCCTGGGCTACCATTTGCACCGTCAGAGCCATCTGTTCCTGGCTCTGCAATAGTTGTCCAATATGAAGTTCCTGGTGGATAGCCTGGGTTTGGTTCGCCAATTCTATAGTAAGTTCCACCAGCGTATGTCACTACATCTCCTGGAGAATAGTCTGCTCCATTATTATATTCACCAAGAAAGTTCCAGAGAGCGTCTGCTCCATCTTCACCAGCTGGTCCAGTAGGCCCTTGAGGTCCAGGAACGCCAGAGCCATCTCCTCTACCAGGATTTGTAAATCTAGCCACTAGCTTCCAGCCTCTAGGCCAGTAATAATTACTGCAGTTTGCACACCGTCATCCGACGCTACTGCATACAGGGCATCCTTTCCAGGTAGCTCAAAAGAAATGGCATGATTAGGAGAAATTCTATATCCATAACTGGTAGTAGATACAGATGCTCCACCAACATAAACATATTGTGTAGAGTCAACATTTTGAATAGTTACATCGCAGCCAGAGTGAGTTCCAACAGGAGACAGTCGAATTGCGGTTGTGCTATTCAAAGTAATTAAAGAGTGAGTCGTCATAAAGACATTCTACCATTGAAATAAAAACATTCATATTTGTTGCTTTTTAGGTATAGATCGCAGCTGTATATGATACAATTATTGTATGATTTGTCCTATTTGTACTCAGCATGGCCTTGTGCCAATTTGGTATGGCATGCCAACCAGTAATGAAATATTCCTAGCCCGTGAGGACAAGCTTGTTTTGGGTGGTCCCAAAGAAAAGGAAGCTGAGTATTTCTGTCTATATTGCCAAGAGCCAGCAATTATTTAAATATCTGAGTTAGTTATCGAGCTTGGATCGGTAAATGAATTAAATACCTTACCATCACGAAGTGCTAAGAAAAATGGAGATGCTATTGGCTGACCAGAATTCACTATGCTCTTTATTACATCGGAGTCATCCTCATAGTTTAATCTAGTATAGATAATTTCTGGATCCTCAGATAAGATTTCATCAATTTTTGGTGGCATATTATCTTGACCAACAGGACGCTGCAAATTGATTTCAATAATCTCTTTTTGAGTCATACATATATTATATACCGTATTCTTAGGCTGGTAGCCCTACCCTAATAAGTAATTAAATACCTAACGGCATCAACATAACCAGCCATAATGGCATTCTTAATCATTTTATGAGAAAAGCTACCATGCTTGGGCAGCTCTGAAAAATAAACTATAAATTGAGCATCTGGGTATTGTGCTTTAATCAATGCACCGTTTGCTATTGCCTTCTTTACGCTATCAGTTCTTCTAGCTCCTGGCCTTTTCTTATACCCTGCTTCCCCACCCTTGGCTTCAACATACACCTGCTTGCCAGCAAAACTTGCATGACCAAAGTCAGCTTCAATTCCAAGATCTTCTAACACAATACGCTTTTGTATCTTCTTAAAGCCCATTCTTTTTAAATCTGCAAGAACCATATCTTCAAATTTATTACCAGATTTAGTTGATTGTGATTGAAAGTTATTTATCATTTTAGAATTCCTTATTTAACTTCTACTTTTAGCAAAATGGTTTTTTTAAATGCCTTCAGGTTTGTAATGGAAAGGTTTGTCACATTCACAGACTCTCCTTGTTTAAGGGTTGCCCTTGAGAGAGCGTGGTCCGTCATTAGACTATCTTTGCGAACAATTGTTATTGGAGCCTTAGATGAGCTGTGTCGTCCATTAACTAAATAAACGAGCAGCCCGTTTGATCCACCTGGCATTGGCGAATAGCTACCCCTTTTACGATTTTCAATAACCAATACCTCTTGGTCGGATATCTTAATTGCGACTATCCGTGTGCCACCTTTTTTATGTAGAGGACTTAAAGGTATTTCGTATGTTCCATCTTTTAAACCTGAGAGACATACAATGCCATCATCTTCTATCCAGCCAGCTTGAAATCTAAACCAACCATTAATTTGTAGTGAAAACGTTAGCCAATTCATAGACATAATATCCCAATATCCAAAAGCCACATGGCGATCACTAAATACAGTGTCAGGCCCAGTCACGTTATAAAGGTCTGCCCACCCAAACAGGTGACCAATTTCGTGTGCCATCCATCGAAACCCATTTTCTGGAGATGAAACGCTTCCCGTTGCAGCACCAAGCCTCACTGCTCCATCTTCTGTAATAACCTGCCTAAGAAAAGCAGGTCCTGGAGTAAAGGCAGAAAGCGGTACTCTCGGAGAGCCCAAGACTACTACAGCATCAAAGCCAGATATATCATGGGTCTTAGCTGCCTCTTGGAGGGCCTGAGAAAAAAAACCAAAGTAATCTCCCTGACCACGGCCACTTAGGCCGTATGACTCTGCAGGGCTAGGCATTCGCACATAGCTAGGAAGAATTTTAAAATCAAGCGTCACTTTGTTATAGGACATTGAGTGATAAAATTCAGCTACTAATTTTGTAATTGATTGTCCATAGCCAACTGGGCTGGATGTGTCGGGGTAGTTTGAAAAATCAACTGGTACATAGAGAATTTTTATTTTACCTGTAAGGGGAAGAGTTGGTATTTGTTGGGTTCCAGAAAACCTTGAAGTAAGAGGAAAGCCAACCGTGTTCCATTCCGACCCACTACTAGCTATTTGACAATCCTGTGCTGGCAGCTTGACTTCAGCTGATGCAGGTGCAACGCTACTTGAGATCAGTAGGGCTAATAAAACAATTAAAGATTTAAACTTTGTTGTGGTTTTCATTGCTTAATCATAACAATATTCCTAGTAAAAGTCAAGCACTTGACAGGTGAGCTTTTTGTGTGTACAATTAAACCTATGTTTAATAAAGTAGAGGGTGATAAGCCCATTAATAAAACAATTACCTACCTGCTATTCTCGCTACCCGTTGTAGCTACAGCCGTACTAGCTGTAAGCTTATTGGGAAACTTTTCTAGCAACCAAAGCCTTGTGGTATCTTCAGAGATTCCATCTCCCAGCTTCGAAAGACTTCATAGTCTCGAAATTGTTAAAGTTGAAAAAAGGGAGTATTCAAGAAATGAGCAGCTCGGCCCTGAAGAGTTAAGGGATATCCTATATTTGGTTGGCTTTCGTGGGGACAATCTAATTGAGGCTTGGGCTGTAGCGATGAAAGAGTCTACTGGCAGACCAAGATCACATAATAAAAACAATGCTACTGGAGATAACTCTTATGGTCTATTCCAAATTAATATGATTGGTAGCTTAGGTCCTGCCAGGCTAGAACAGTATGATTTAGAATCAAACAAGGATCTTTTTGATCCTGTTCGTAATGCTCAGATTGCATACCAGATGTCTGATGGCGGAAAGAACTGGTCAGCCTGGTCGGGAATGACTGATAAGACTGTTTATTGGATGTCTCAGTTTCCCAAAAAGTCTTGACAAGCTGCTTCCTTTAGTATAAAATATATCTATGGGAATAAAAAAAATAAAAAAGCTAATAAAGCAAGAAGTACTTAGCTCATACCAAGATGGCTGGAACGATGGCTACGATACTGGCTATGAGGCTGCTAACCTGTTAGAACAGGATCCAGATCAGTTCTCTGAGGGAATTTCAGCTGAGCAGTCTCGAATACAGTTTATTCTAGATACCCACATCAAGTGGGCTATGGAGTCTGGAAGAGGTGGCGAAGCCATCACGCTATCTAAAATTAAAGAAATTATAATTCCAATAAAGATAGACTATTCGGAAGAAGCATACCAAGAGTCTTTGGAAAAAGACGGCTTTTAGATAGCGGAATAGTAATATGAGCAGGGGCCAGTGTTTAGAGTGTGAGGATATCATAGAGTCTAAGCACAGGCATGACTTTGTAAAATGTAAGTGTGGTAAATCCTTTATCGATGGTGGAGACGACTACCTTCGTGGTGGTGGCTATCTTTTGCCAGTTTTAGATGCTATCGATGAAGATATGTTTGACGATGACAGCTTCTTGGACGATGACGACATGGAAGATTATAATCTTGGATACCAGGCTGGGACATTAGATGAGCGATATAGGATTTTGCAAGGTATCAAAAAACTAGAGGATCAGTCTCATGCAACAAGAACACCGCTATATCAAGAAACTATGT